TTAAATCCCCAAATAATTACCTGTTGAATCGTTGGGGTTGGCATGTACGTACACGTCAGTAATGGCGATGCTGCTATGTCCCAAAGTTTCTTTTACCAAGGCGATGGAAGCTCCACGGGATAAGGCGTGGGAGGCATTTGCGTGTCGTAGCCAGTGAGCGGATATCTTCGGATTTATACCTGACTTTACAGCTGCGGCTTTAATGATTCGGTGGATTGTGGTGCGATCGCACCTTTTCGCTTTGCTGCTGAGAAACACCGCACCCTCTCCCCTCCCCAGGCTTTCAACTGCCACCCATGCCGAGTCGGGAACCAGGACAATTCGACGTTTCCCGCCCTTACCGAGAATGCTCACCTGGATTTGCCCGTCGTCACGCTCGATGAAATCCTCCCAGTTCAAGCCACAAAGCTCGCTTACTCGCATCCCTGTGGCGTACAAAAGCTTCAATATAGCCGTGTCCCGTGGTGATTGGGCGGCATTAATTAATTTGAGGATTTCTCGCTGGGGGAGAATTCGCGGTGCGATCGTATATTCGGTTTTGGGAAGTCGGAGGGCTGCTGCTACGTTGAAGCGAATGTATTGAAGTTTGGCTGCAAACGAGAATAATGACTTGATAGTATTTATTTTGCGCTTTATGGTTCTTTCCTTAAGATTTTTTGTTTGCAGCATTACCGCATAGCGCTGCAAGTCTTCAAGCTTTTGCTCGGGCAAAGGTTTTTCAGTAAACTCCAAAAAACACTTTATGTCCCGGCGATACTCTGACTGCGTTGACAAAGGGCGACCATGAAGCCACATATCGATTAATTTTTGGTCAGGAGAGAGACGGACAATGGCTTTTTTCATACCATCTATTTTTCCCGTCTGCTATAGATACAAAACAAAGCTTTTGTTGAATTAACAAAAAAGGTAGTCACTGACCGGATTTTTTCGGCGCGGGTATTGGCGATTGATTGAAGGCAAAGAGGGGCAAAGATTGATGTTAATATTGATAACCAATAAATACTTTGATAGCGTAGGGCAATTATTGTAATTGCCCTATACCTTTCCTAGCCTAGATTCAAGTAAAATATCTGTGCTTGAGAAATTAGTACCCTATCAAATCCTGGCTCAAGTATCCGGTAGGCTCAAGCTAAACGCCCTGGAAATTTCCTCCAAGGCGTTTTAAAATTATTGCCGTTGAATTTTAATTGGTTGCGGTGAATTAAAGTCTTTTTGATTTTGACAATATGCCAACGAAAGCGCGATCGCAAGTGCTGCCAAAAACCACCGCACAGAGAATTCCTGTCTCACTCCACCTTCAATACTTCGTACCACTTCCCGCAATTCTTGCTTGGAAAACTCGAACCATTCGCCGTGGGCACGGTTGTTTCGGTACTTGTCGTGCAGGTTCTTCTCAGCATCATGCACATTTGGGAATTTGGCGCTGGCAACCAATTTTAAAGGGTATGCCGATTGCGAGGAATTGAGTTCTGCAAAGCGCTCTTCTACACTGCGTGTGGTTAAGCCGATTTTGTATCGAGATGTGCCCTGGGCATGAATTAAGTAAATATATCCCGATTTCATGCTACCACCTTGCTTTTAGCCTCAGATAGAAAATCGCGCATTTTGACCTGGGGGAACCACTTTTGTAACGAGCCGTGGTAAACCGCCACACCCACGGGAGAGCGATCGCATATCTTCTTCAATTCCTGTGGCGGTAGTTTTTGTTCTGCGGCGATTATTTGAGCGCGAAGAATATCGACCGCAGCGTCAGGATTAGCAAGAGTTATCAAAACGACCTTGATAAATATTGGTCGGGTTTCACCGCCGAAGCCCAGTCCTTTCTCATGGGCGCTTTGGCTAATCGCCCAAATTACCCAACCACGCGATCGCCCAGAACTTGAATAGAAAGTTAGCTTGCTTTCAAGCCATCCCATTGCACCCTTGATTCGTTTGAGGGTTTTGGTCGTCGCGTTCAACTCATTGAATATAAGCAATTTTGTGCCATCAAATGTATCTTCCTCATATTCCTTGAGAGCAGCTTGCAGTAGTTCGTAGCATTCCTCTGGCTCGGCTGAATTGAAATCTAGGGAGTAAAGCTTATCAACCCTGCCTTCAAAGTAAGGGAGTTCGTTGCGATCGCCTTTGGGGTCAATGCAAAAAACCTTTACTGCTTCCCCTGACCGCTTAATATGCTCTACTGCATTCCAGCAAAGGATATCTTTTCCTGCACCTGGCACGCCCACAATCAGCGTGGGTTTGAGTCGTGCAGCTAATTCCTTGGCGAGGTCTGGGACTTTTTCGGCGGTTGGGCTTGATATAACTTGAGTAGTTGTTTGTTGGCGACTGACTTGAGGTAACTCTGGCGTAGGCGTATAGGTTTCAGATTGATTTGCTGGTTGATAGTTGGCAAGAAAATCTAACCCGGCAGACTTGATTGGGAATTTATGCTTTTGAGCAAACAGCAGTTGGTTTGCAACTTCCTCGTCTCCCAACTGCATTCGATAAGCCAGGAAATCAGAGGGACTGAGGGCATGGGCGACACACCCATAAGTTTGGATTAATTCCTGCTCTTTCCCGGAATTGTCAATGCGCGATCGCAGATAAAAAATTGTCGCCGCAGCTGCAACAAGACCGAGTAATGGACTGGCAAACACCCATGCACCAACACTGCCAACAATGCCCCCAAGTGTTACCCACTGCAAGTTGCTGTCGTCTGTGTTTCTAATCGCGGAGACTTCCCAATCCTCCGCGCTTCTTTCGATGCCTTTAGGATTAAATCTACTCATGTCTAAATGCCTGAATTAGAATCCCAGTCCAAAGCAAGCCAATAACAACTGCTTCAACTGCAAGGACTGTTTGAACATTGATGTAAATATTGCCCCAATCTATTAAATCCCATCTTCCAAATACAATTCGCCATGCAGAATTAGCTCCGCCTTTTATTGGAGGATTGACAAAACTATTTATCAAGAAATCAACCACGTAAGTAACTACGCAAGCAACCCTTAAATCTCTCAAAAAGGATACAGGAAGGTTGTTATAAGCAAGCTTCATGCTTTTGACTGTGGCGTTGTCGTCTGCTTCTACTTTGTATTTTGTGATGGCATTTGCCTTGTCGATTATTCTTTTCAAAAAAGTAGAATTCCGCATCATCAATAATGGAAATAGCTCGATTAATTGAATAATTGCCCAAAATGTGAAAGCGACCAAAGCAACAATTATTTTTTCCCACTCAGCTTTTGTTTCTATGTTTAAAATTAGCTGATTCAATCGAACCATCATTTCATAATATGGGGCAACATTGAAGACGATAAAATACATCCCAACAACGCACAAACAGAAGTAAAAAAACTTAAATAAAGCGGCAAAATTTAGTTTTGGACGAACACGTCTATATCTATTAAAAGGTCTCGTCATTTTTACTCCACGTTGGGAACGCGATACTGGGCATTTGCTTTTTTCTTGGCTTTGTTAATTAATTCTTGATTGCCTGTGTAGGCTGTCTTCCCGACTACAGGTTTGCCATTTCTTCTCTCAATTATTGCAGTGTTGCCATTAGCATCGCAGACTACGGTTCCGGCAGGCAACGGAGTTTGTCTCACCCAATCGATGACTGGAAAACCTTCAGTTAGCGAAGTAAATTTATCTGGGGCTTTTTGTGCAACTACAATCACACAGCCCTTTTTAAATCTGGATTCAGCAATTTTTTCTTGAGTAATTTGCAATTCATCCTGTATTCGTAATTCTTCTTCAGTCTGCATCTTCAGGCGATTTGAAGCTTGAACAATGCTGGCTGATTCAAGATTTGCTTTGATTCCCGGTAGTGCGCTCGATAATCCAAGACAGCCAAGAAAAAACAAGGCAGCGAACTGTAGATTTATCCCGCCAATTTTCTGGCGGAACTGAACATATGTTTGACTAGTTGGCGGGAGTGCGTGCGGGATAAAGGCTTTTTTGCTGGCTCATCCTCCTGAATCGTATTTAATTCAGTCAGCCAAGCGCTCGCGTCAAACTCCTCGTCGTCAGGCTCGTTATAGGCTTGTTCCCAAGATTCAATCATCGTCTGGGTTTGAGCTTGGGAATTTACCCCATACTCATTGAGAATTTTGTTGATGCGATCGTCGTCATTACCAATCAACTGGTATGCACGGATCAATCGCTCATTGCGATCGCGCATTTTATCAAGCGCTTCGGCATCTAACTGAGCAGTTGCTGCATCGAAGATTCCATCTTCCAGTCTGCGAAGTTGAGCAGCCCGCGCGATCGCACGCTCGGTCACGATATACAAAATCTCACTAAAAATGCGAGTATCCATATCGGGGTGTTGTTCTGTAGCCGCAGCCACGGCTATTTTCCGGGCTTCAGTAATTGATAGGTTGGGCGATTCGGCGATAACTTTCTCCCCAATCTCAAACGCCCCTTCCAGTTGTTCTGTAATGTCGTCGGGAAATTGTTCACCCTTGGGGTTAACACTTTTGTCATACCGCGCGATCGCGTTTAATGCCGATTCGACTTGCTCGCTGGTGTAGTCGGCTGCAAAATATTCAAATAATTCTTGGCGTGTAAAAGTCATGCGATTCTTTTTCCCTCTTTGTCAAATAACTGAATTTCTTTGTCTTTATCGCTGGTGGCATTGTGAATATTGGTCAAGAAAATTAATGCCCCTTGGATATTGTTTTTTAGGTCAATCGGCTCTTTTTTGTCTTTATCTGCTTCCATCGTTGTTAATCCAATTTTCAAATTGTTCGCGGGTTAGCACGGAGTGCGATCGCTTGAGCCAATCTTTGATTTCCTGATACTCTCGCTTTTTTCCGTCAGTCCATCCCCGTTTGTGGGCGATTATCAGAGCCAAGATGTACCGTTGATATCCATCAAGAAACTTTGATATTTGATATTCCTTGAGGATTGGAAATACTAAGCGGATGATTTGCTGTTCGTATCTCCACAATGTCGTGCGATCGCACCTCATAATCAATGCCCAATCTTCTCTCGCCATGAAAAATGGCTCAAATTGGCTCCGAAATACCCCTCTAGACTCCAATATTTCAAAAATTTCATGTTGCACTGTCGCTGCAATTATGTTGAAGGAGTCTGCAACCTAACTCGAACGCGATGCAGTTATGTTGCAGACTCATCGATAATAAAAAACCACCCGAAGGTGGTCAATAGTTTTGTAGTCACATTACTATAGTTATTCTGGTATCTGTTTCCTAGGTAGCAATCCTAGCGTCTCAGCAATTGTGTGTTCCTTGTCTGCGAAATCTAGCATTTGCTTTACGTACTTTGGATATCCATTCTCATCGTCTTTGATGTTCCAGTTTGTGTAAATGCTTTGGAAGCTGGCTAGAGTACCAACTATTTGAGCCAGTTCTGATACACAAGCTGTCCTGTAACCTCTTTCCCCTGGTTGTACACCGTAGATTTTAGGTATCCATTTTTCACAAAATTCGGAAACATTCACAGTGGTTTCTTGGCGTTTTATCTTTAAAAATTTTTCAGGAGTTAATACGTTCATTTGTAGTAAACCAACTATACTATTGACAGTGGTTTACTACTATTCTCTATAAGCTAGCTGCAACCGGCTTATAGAGTTTCCTAACTAAACTTTGAGTTGAAGCTAGTATGGACATTGTACCGTTTTCAAAAGAAAAGGCTATAGAATTTTTATCGTCACTTGACGATTTTCCGATAGATTTTGATGAGGCTTGGTCTTGGCTGGGTTACTCGACTAAACAAAAAGCGGAAAATAAATTAAGGAGGAACTTTGAAGAAGGATTGGACTTTTTAACCAAAGGGTTAAAAAGCTCTAGTGGTGGTCGTCCTGGGCAATTGGTTGTTCTGTCGATTGACTGCTTCAAATCTTTGGGGATGATGGCTGGCACATCGCAGGGCAAGCGTATCAGAAAGTATTTTCTTGACTGCGAGAGAGAAAGCCGGATAGAAATTACTCCCACACCATCACTACCTGCTCCAGACTTAATATCAAGTGCAATCGCGGCGGTATTTGCACCAACTAGTCTTGATAAAAACTTGGTAGCTGGCGTGGTTGCAAATGCGATCGCCAAACAATACCCTCAACTTGCTCCATCAATGGAAGAAGCCAAAAAACATCTTCCGCTACCTGTTGAAGACAAATTATTAACCGCAACCGAACTAGCCGCACTGTACGCAAAGAAAACAGGCGAGCTAGTAAAAAGTGCGATCGCAATGAACAAGCTGCTAGAAGGCATGGGGTTGCAGCAGCGCAATCCAGAAGGAAAGCCAAACTGGTTGCCAACTGAGCAAGGCAGCGAATTCTCTCAATTGGTACTGGAAACTGCAAAAGGACGCGATAAAACCATTCAATCTTTGAAGTGGTATCCGTCGGTTATCAATTATTTGCTGGAGGCGGTAATAGCCGTTAACTAATTAATGTTAAATAATCTTGTCTCTCATTTCTGTGTGTATTTGAGAGACATGAAACCAATCAACCACGCAAAAATGGAGATGATCATGATTGATTCAACCAACCATCAGGAATTTTCGCAAATAGTAGAAGCTGCAAACAGCTTTTTAGAAGAAAAAGAATGTCCCGAATTTTCAGTAATGGGTATCAACTGGGACGACGAAAAAAGTCAATGGGTAGTGAGTTACTACTCTGACTACAGCAACCATGAGTTTATCAATGTATGGGTCAAAAAGCACGACATCCAATATTTTATTGTCGGGCACAGCTTTGATGAACTATCTATTGAAATTTAGGGTTTGCGAGTGTCGTGCGATCGCAAAACGATTGCTCTGATGAAGGAGGGGATTGTTGAACATAAGCTAGGCTTGGCGTACCCCTCGGCGTGATTGTAGCAAAAATTGCCTTGGTACGCATAACCAAGGCAAGTGGTAGAAACTTGTGTATATTAACTTACTTAAGTATTCACAGTATTTAAATAAAGATTTCGCAAACCTCTGATTTAAATATCCGCAGGTTTGCGATTCTCGCCACCCGCCCAGTGGTGGCATTTTAAGTATAATCCCAGTCGTGTTTATACTTCAATGAAAAACCTATTCTTAGTATTTTACGAAACCCGCAGTTTATCGCTTCGCAATCAATTAATCGAGGAAAACTTGGGATTAGCTCGCAAAGTTGCTCATCAATCAGTAGCGAGCGCAAATATTGACTATGAGGATGCTTACGGGTTAGCCGTAGTCGGGCTTACCAAAGCCGTAGAGCGGTTCAACCCTAGCGAGAATGATTTCTTTTCAAGTTTTGCGATGCCGTATATTCGCGGAGAAATCCAGCACTATATGCGGGATAAGGGTAGCACGGTGAGGCTCCACCGCAAATATCAAGATTACGCAACAAAATTGAATCAAATTATTAGGAGATACGAGAGGAAAGGTATTAATCCCAATCGCAATCTATTGCGCCAAGAATTGGGGATTTCAGAAGAAATTCTCAGCGAATTGGAAATTGCAATTCTAAATCGTAATAACCAATTGAAACTTGATATGAGGATTCCTGGCAGTGAGGATTTGACATTGGGAGAAGCGATCGCAGCGAAGGAATCGCTATCTTTGGCTTCCATAGACAAGGCTTGGAGCGAGATTGAAAACGCGATCGCAAAAATAAACCCACCTTTAGCAAGGAGGGCTTTGGAAATTATCTATCTGAATAACGAATCATTGGGGAACGCGTCAGTGATTCTTGGGGTTTCCATTACAGAAGTCAAGCAACTATTAAATCACGCCATTGAGGTTTTAGCAAAAGAAGTAAATCTAAATTTTTCCGAAGTTTGCGGATTAGTCGCTAATTTCGGAGATGAAGCCGATATTAAATCGATTTGGAATTTGGCAGAGACTTGCCTTGACGATTTTTCAAAGGAGCGATTTTATGAATCTCTTGCTGCTTAATCGATATTGCCAAAAGTAAAGCGGCTTGCTGGATAGACATAATAGTTATATATAGGTAGGGCTATAATTCCCTACCTGCGTCCAGTCTCGCGTTCTAGCTCTAAGCTTCGCAGCCTTACTTCGATTCCTGTCATTTGAGCCTGAAGATTACTACTATCTCGCTCAGTTTTAGCAATTTTTTCACTAATCGCTTTTGTCTGCTCTTCAATTCTGGCGAGCCTTTCCAGTCCCGAATATCCCATTTGGCAAAGCCAGAGAAGAGCGCCAGAGGCGACTGTTGCTGTAGCTGTTAATGCTAATTCGTTAATTTTCATGCGTTTTAATTTTACGGTTCCCATCAAATAGGGAATCGACAAAATCAACCAAATCAAGAGGGCGAAACTTCCACCTTCTCCCCTCCCTAATCGCCTTCAACTCACCATTCCTTGCAGCGTCGGTCAGGGTTTTGCGAGTCAGCCCTGACATCTCCACAGCTTCCACAAGTGTTATCACCATTTTTCGATACAGCGCTTGATTCTTTTGATTTTCCAAAAATGCGATCGCACAGGTTGCGAATAATTCCATTTCCTCATCTGCGACAGACAGCGACAGACGTGTCTCAGGGGAGGGCGAAACTACCAAAGACCGATGCACAGGCATTTCTAGCTCTTGCTTTAAGGCTTCTACCTCTTCCCTGTTGAAAACGCCTTTACCTTGAACATACTTCACGCTCAACTTACCAGCCTTGGCGTAGCGCTCCACAGACTTGGTCGAGCAACCTAAATATTCAGCAACTTCTGTTTTGTTCATGACAACCGCGACATCCGTAGTCAATAGCCTGTCTTAGATTGTCTCACGTTAGCAAACCTCAGTAAATATGAGGATTCCGTGAACCAGCGCTACACAGCGTACTTCTCAGTAGAAAATATTAACCGAACTTAGAAAGGCTTACAGAAATGCTGACCGACTCAGAGATTTTTGATTTATCAAATCGGTATCCCGATCAAGAATCCAAGGTGGGCAGCTTACTATCTTTGGTGCGATCGATTCGGCGATATCAAAAAGTCTGTTTGGAGAGGCGTGATTTTTGGGGGTTTGATTTTGGGAGAATGTTGGATAGGTTTGTGTGCGATCGCTTGAGGGCGGAGTTAGGGGAATCCTAGGGCAAAAATGCCCAAGAAAATCGACTGGGAAAACATCAAAAAAGCGTACCTGGAAGAGTCTGAAACCTATGCCAGTCTTGCCTTACGCTTTGGCGTAGGTAAATCCACGATTGAAGCGCGAGCATCGGCTGAGGGATGGGTTGCCCTCAAAGAATCTAGGGTAACTGGGGTTGCGCCCCAGAAACCCCAGAATATGAAAATTCACCCTAGGGGTGAATGGGTGCATCGAAATCTTGATGAAGTTGAAATATTGGAAAATGCCATTCAATCGCTCTCTGGGTATTTCTCTGGAGGGCTGGAAGACACGCGGGGACTGGGTTCGCTGGCGACAGGCTTGTGCAAGCTGATTGAACTGCGAAACAAACTTGTACCAAAGAATGCAGCCGATTTAGCTGATATGGCGATCGCGCTTGATATCTCGCCCGAAGAATTTATTCGGCAGTTGAGTGAGAGATGGCGAGAAAGAGCGTAGATAAGCGTGAGGAATTTGCTGAAGCTTGTGCGATCGCATTGGGATTGGAATTAGCAGGGGAATCGGATTTTTCCGCTTACGCCAGTGATCCAGTGGGATTTATTGAGAAGGAACTGGGGGAGACTCTGACTGATAAGCAGAAGGAAATCTGTCTATCAGTACGCGACAACCGGGAAACCAATGTTCAGGCTTGTCACGGTGCGGGCAAATCGTTTATAGCTTCGCGCCTAATCCTGTACTGGATTTACTGCGTAGGCGGGTTGGTAATTACCACTGCACCAACCGATCGCCAAGTTGAGCAGATTATTTGGGGGGAAGTCCGCAAAATCCACGGTAAACTTAGGCTTCCGGGCGAGTTAGGAATGAAATTCCTGCGGGTATCTGAACAGGCGCGGGGGTTTGGTTTTACCGCCACACCAACTAATTCCAACGCATTCCAAGGTATACATAACGACAAGCTGTTAGTAATTGAGGATGAAGCTTGCGGCATCTCTGAGGAAATCGACGGCGGTGCGGAGTCCTGCACCACGGGCGCAAAGAACCGAATGCTCAGGATTGGAAACCCCATCGCTGGCGGCGGTTCATTCCAACGGGCTTGCGTGCGATCGCATATCCGAATTGCTGCATGGTCACACCCAAACGTTGCCTGGGCTTACGAGAAATGCCCAGATGGTATCCATAGGCTCAAGCCTGAAGTTGCCGAAGTAATCCTTGACGCTGACGGGGAGGTACTACCGACTGAGGCTTGGCCTGATTGGTGTACAAAGGAAGTCGTACCCGGCGCGGTGTCTATATCCTGGATTGAAAGCATCCGTAAGAAGAAATCCGAATCTTCTGCCTACTGGCAAAGTCGGGTTGAGGGATTATTTCCAGTTGATAGCGAAGCTTCAATTGTGCCCCGCTCCTGGTTCTTGGCGGCTCGCGCTCGCTACGATGCTCGCCCCGAATACTATGATGAACTGGCAAGTTACCACCATTACCGTCACGGGCTTGATGTCGGCGACGGCGGTGACGACCATGCCACCTCAACTTGGCGAGGTGTGGTGCTGTATGCGGCTAAGACAATCCCGACAAAGGGCGACAGACTTGATGTCTCAAGGGCTGCGGGTGCAGGTAAATCGCTGATTACAGCCTATGGTGGTTTGGTGGTGGTGGATGTGATTGGTGTTGGTGCGGGGGCTTTATCAGCAATGCTTGAAGATGAGCAGCCAGCCGAGGCAAGGCATTGGGGGGAAGCTGCCGACGAGCCTGCACTCTACGCCAATCGCAAAGCCGAAGACTATTGGATGCTGCGGGAAGCCTTCCGCAATGAGGAAATTGCGATCGCACCATTAGGAGAAATTGAAGAAATGCTCATGGAGGATTTAGCCGGAACCTACTACGAAGAGACCTCTACTGGGAAAATCAAAATTGAGGACAAAAAGAAAACTATACAGCGCCTCCATCGCTCTCCCAACGCTGGCGATGCCACTGTGTACGGATTTATAGCCCAGCCCAAGTCGATTGAGTTTGAATCTTTGGGACGCGATCGCGTTTCCACTGGACTGCGGGATTATTAAGCGGGCAATAACATCTCTAGTCGCATTTTCGCCAATTGAACTGCTAGCCTGCCGCACTCTTCCTGTACAAAATCAAGATTACGATACTCACCTCTACAGTAATCGCCTGGTGCTACTTGGCGCGAATCTTGCCACCGGGGAGTATCCCCGTGGCAAAGTTCGCGGCAATCAAAGCCAATCCAGGTTTTATCCTGTATCTCCTCTGGCAACACTGTTGGATAAACCTCCATCGGACCAATGAAGCTTATCCCTCCATGCACCGAAATTTTAGAGCGATCGCGTGTTGGGGAAAAATGCTCAGGATTGTAGGCTACGTACCCTCGCCAGTAAAAACCATTACGCATATTCCGAAGCGCCAAGCAAGGCATGTTAGTTAATTCGTCGTACCAAAAGCCTATATCCGGTTCTGACTTCCAGTCCCCATCAGGTAAATCGTAAAAATTGTAAGTTGCGCGATCGCGATATAACAGCCAAGTACGCATGTGCCCACCTATACATTACTTCGGAGGGAATTTTAACCTAAAAATCCATGCCTTCCAAGCGTCCAACCCCTATAAATAAAAAAGAAATCGCGTCAATTCGGCGCGACCATACCTTATATTTGCAAGCCTATACCGGGACTTATCAGAATCCCGATGATGTACTCAATACCAGGGGAAGGGGACAATACAAGGCGTATGAGGATTTAAAAAAGGACGGGCACACCTACTCGGTATTAAATAAGCGCTTCCTCCAGGTAATTTCCCGCGAGTGGAAGGTAGAGCCAGCCAGTAGCAAGCGTGATGATAAAAAGGCTGCGGAGATGGTTAAATACCACTTATCCTCGCTGGCAGCGCGGGCGGAGGATGACGATGTCGTGGCAACGGGATTTGACGCGCTTTGCTTCAACTTGCTGGATGCGATTTTGAAAGGCTACAAGCCTGCTGAAATTATCTGGGCGCAAGACGGGAATGAGATTTTCCCAGCACAGGTAAAGACTCGCAATCAAGAGCGTTTCCCATTTGGTGTCAATGAGGCGACTGAAAAATGGGAAATGCGGATGCTCACGCCTAACGACATGATTACCGGAATACCAGTGCAGCAGGAATATCCCCGCAAGTTTTTTGTGCATTCCTTTGGCGCTGTTGACGACAACCCTTATGGCGTAGGTGTTGGGCGTACTTTGTGGTGGAATGTATTTTTTAAAAAGCAGGGTATTAAATTCTGGCTGCAATTTGTTGACAAATTTGCCTCGCCCACGGCAATCGGTAAATACCCCAAGGGTGCAACACAGGAACAGAAGGCAACTTTACTCAGGGCACTAAATGCGATCGCAACTGATGCGGGCGTATCAATTCCCGATGGCATGGAGGTGATGCTGCTAGAAGCTAGTCGTAGCGGTAGCATCCAGTGCTATGAGGGGCTAGCGAACTACATGGATTCGGAAATATCCAAGGCAGTTCTGGGGGAAACACTGTCCACGCAAATTGGCGATCGCGGGAGTTATGCAGCTGCACAAACCCACAATGAAGTGAGAATGCAACTTGCAAAGGCTGACGCTGATTTACTCAGCGATACCCTCAATCGCACGCTTATCAAATGGATAATTGACTACAATCTCCCCAACGCCAAACCACCGCGATTGTGGCGAGACTTTGGCGAGCAAGAAAACCTCGATAGCCGTGTGCAGCGCGATAAAACGCTGTTTGATATGGGTTTCAAACTCAAACCAGAAGCTGTCAAGGAAATTTACGGCGATGATTATGAAGAAGTCAAAGAGCAAAGCGGCGAGGTTTCGCAGGAAGAGTTTTTAGCAAATTCGGGTGTAAATGCCCAAGCAACTGACATGGTTGAGGCTCCCACTCTTTCCACCACGCGATCGCTTCCGCTAAATGCCATCAATTTTGCTGACGACAAGGACGGAATTGACAGCTACACAGAGCAATTACAAAAACAAACCGCACCAATATTTGCTGATTGGATGAGCTTGGTACGAAATGCGATCGCAACTTCCAGCAACTTTGAGGAGGCACAGCAAAAAATCCTCGAATCCTACCCGCAGATGGACACCCAAGGATTTGCGGAAGCAATGGGACAAGCGATGATAGCCAGCGAAGCGGCGGGGCGATGGGAAATACTTCAGGAATCTCCAAATGAGTCGGAATTCGCAGAACGCGATCGTATAACCAACGCAAAATCACTCCTCGAAATCAAAGAAATACTGGAGGAATGGTACACCGATGGAATTACCGCGATACCAGAAGCCTACATTGATGGTGAAACCATCGTAGGTAGATTCGAGGACAAAGTAGACAAAAGTCTAACCAAGAGCTACAGATTTGTAATTACTGAGGATGAAGTTGTATATCAGTTGCTAAATTCGACTGAGGTTGCGAACTACTCTGAAAATCTTGATTTTGCTGCAAAAAAAAGCACTAAACCCAAAAACTGTACCAAGGGCACACCTTGCGGTGGAAGTTGCATTAGCGCCACCAAACAATGCCGGAAAACTCCGGGCGCTGCAGCGAAGAAAAAGATTGCTGAGATCAAAAAACGCGAAACATCTACTGGCGGTGGTTCCGGTGGGGGCGACACTATAAACTACAAAATCAACCGTGAGAATCACCAGGAAGTCATCGCACTTGGGCGGCAATTCTCCGAAAAATACCTCAAAGCGATCGCATCTCCGCCAGCGTCACTTTTAGCGGCTCAGGAAAAGAAAAACCAAGCGAGCGAGAAAATGCTTGATGTTGTTGAGGGGAGAATTACTGACAAAAAGGAATCAAAAAAAATTCTCAAAGAATTCCGCCAAGCCGAAGCTGAATGGACGAAAGAGTCTCTCAAATACAATGAGGCTCAGGCAAAGAAATTTGAAGAGTTGAAGGAAGCGATTATCAAGAAAAATGGCATTAGTGAAGAAGTGGCTCAAAAATGGGCAGCTTCGCTTTCGTACAAAGGCAACCTAGCAACCGACCCAGAAGTCCAGGCAGGTCTTCAAGAAGTTTTCCGCTTGGCAGGTGGGAAAGGGGGAATGAGCGCTTACTATATTAGTGCAGATAGCGATCGCGCTTATGCCTCCAATAATGGCACAATAGATATTGGCTGGAATAGGAGTAGAAAAGCCCTATTCCACGAATATGCACACCACATAGAGTATCAAACCCCAGGGGCGGCAGAATCAGCCCGCGACTGGATTGAAAGTAGAGCCACATCTAAAAAACTAGAAAAACTACGTGATATAACTGGAGATAAGACCTACAAAGATGACGAAGTAGGCTACAGAGGTAGGTTTCACAGCGATTATGTGGGCAAAATCTACGGAAAAAGAGGCTACCCCACTGAAGTTTTATCTATGGGAGTTGATAATTTTGCTTCTAGCCGTGACATGCGAAGATTTCACGAAATCGATAGAGAACACTTTGAATACACTGTGGGAGTTCTAATTAGTGAGGATTGATTTAGCTCATAGCCTGGGACTGGGCAAGTTGGCAGTACTTACACCACATAACGAACCTGATAAACCAATCTCTTTAGAATTTGCGTTTGCAGATGATACTGAGGAAGATATGCAAGAGTTTTTAGAGGAGGTGTTTTTGAGAGAGTTGTCCCAAGCTCGTGGGCACTATGGTCACTTAATCGACCCCGAAAAAACCACAAATTTAGACTTGATATCTGGCGTGAGAAATCTGGAATCTTTTACCTTTATCAGTCAGGAGCCAGAGGCGATCGCACCAAATCCTCTACCAGAAAACGTCCAGTCTTAATCGCAAGTGAACCCTCGGAAGAATTCTTCCGAGGGTCTAGTTTTATCGTCTGACTGTTCGGCGATCTTTCACTGTGCGGTTGGTGCTAGCTTCTTTTCTAGGTCTACCTCTGCGTCTCGGCTGTGCTACTGGCAATACTTGCGATTTAATCTCTGCTTTTGCAATTTCTGGCTCAATTACTGTTAATAACGGCGCTGGCTCGATAACCGGAATCTCTACTGGAACGACTTCTGCCTCTGGCTCTGGGAAATAATTGATTGGCTGTGAAGCGTTCGCGGAGCGGGCATTGTTTATCGCATCTTTAATGTCTTTAACGTCGTATTCTTCCCACATCTCAATCAATCCAGTGGTGAAGTCAGAAACAAATGCAGCGAACAACAGGCAAGGGATAGCAACGATTAAACAGTTTAAAACTTGTGTGAATTCCATTTTTCTAGTCCTTATGAAGCGGTTTAGTAAATTCTTTGAGGCGTTAAATGAAGTGCTTGCCTCATGAATTAATACTAGCTAATGGGTAGACATTTGTCAAGTATTTTCAGAAAGCTTGTTTTCAGCAGATTTAATAATTTGTCGCACCCATTCCCGCGAGCAGCCCCAATCTTGCGCGATCGCTTGTAGGGATTCCAGTTGCAGATGGTATCTCTCCACGGCTTCGCGTTCGTCGCGTGAAAGTATTGATAAATCGGCATTGGGGAAATTTTCGTGAAACTTCGCGGTGCGTTGCGATCGCTTATATCCCCGCCTTTTTCTCTTTAATATTTTGTGCGCTTCTTTGGCTTTGTCGGGGTCTTTGTAGGGCATAGGGCATTGACTCCTTTGGTAGCAGGGGAGGAAGCTTCCTCCCCAGGGATTTATTTAGTTATCAGTTTTTGAACTTTTTCGATTTCTTGGAAGATTTGATTGAGGTCAGCGCCTTCGTGTAGTTGCTTGTGGAGTCTTTTGATTTCGACTTGGTACAGTGCTAGATTTTCTTCGTCGCTTAGGGCATTGGATAAAGACTTCATCTCTTGTAGCTCTTCGTCGTCCTCTTCGCTTATCTCTTCGAGGTATTGAATCCAGGTGGTTTCAAGCTCTGAAAAGTAGCTTTTGATTTCACGGCTCATTGCATATTTGCAAGCTCTGGAAGCCAGAAGACGGATATTTAATGTTTTCATGGTTCGGATTTCTTTGAGGCGTTGGGTGAAGTGGTGTTTGCCTCATAAATTAATAATAGCTAATGGGTAGACATTTGTCAAGTCATTGAGGGAATATTTTTTGTAAAATGGCTATAGACCCGTTCCAGCTTAAGTTTGAGGAAGCGATCGAGGTATAATAAAATTGCCCCAGCAGTGCGCTAACACTCTGGGGCGTGACAACCTAACACAAGCAGGCTGTATGTATAAGATAACCGATTTAGCTGGTCAAAGATTCGCGTATTTGACTGCTTTGAGATTTGCTGAACATAAGAATAGAGGCGAGTATTGGTATTTTCGGTGTGATTGTGGCACAGAAAAAGTTATTAGAGTCTCTAGTGTCAAATCAGGTGATACTGTATCGTGCGGTTGTTGGAGGCGATCGCGAATAAGTTCTGCAAACAAGACGCATGGGATGAGTGAAACTAGAACCTTTAAAATTTGGAGTAGGATGATATTCAGATGCTCAAGCCCCAGTGACCGTGGATATAAAAATTACGGAGCAAGAGGCATCAAGGTTTGTCAGCGCTGGCTGGATAGTTTTGAAAATTTTTTAGCTGACATGGGTGAGGCTCCTGTGGGAATGAGTCTTGATCGTATTGACAATAACGGGGACTATGAGCCTGAAAACTGTCGATGGGCAAATTCAAGGCAACAAGCAAACAATCGAAGAAACAATCTGAGATATGAATATGATGGTGCAATGATGACTGTTAGGGAGATTAGTGAAGCCACTGGTGTGTCTGCTTCATTACTGGGAGATCGGATTCAGCGTATGGGATGGTCTGTGCAAGATGCGATTAGGAGACCTTGCAGAAGTTATCCAAAATACGAATATCAGGGGAAATCTTTAACCATCGCCGAGTGGTCAAGAGTTTTGGGTATACCTGCAACAAGAATTTGGTATCGATTAAATCATGGCTGGTCTATAGAAGCATCGCTTGACCATCGCGAGAAAAACAACCAGTAGAGTTCAATGTCAGATATCGACCCTTTTCGCTTAAGTTTTGACGAGGCAATTCAGTTTTTTAAAGCTAAATTGCCTTTACCTAGTTCAACCTGGGATGATTTTGCAGACGAAGCTAACGACTATGTGTTCGCAATTGCTGGAGTGACGAGCGCTGAACTTTTGGATAGCGCTTACCAACTCATACAAAAGGCTTTAGAAGAAGGGATTACCTACGAAGAATTTAAAAAAGGATTTGAAGCGGCAAGCGATCGCACGGGTTGGAATCCTGCGTCAAAACCGTGGCGACAGCAGTTGATATTCATGCAGAATTTGCGAAACGCCTACCAGGCGGGGAGATATAAGCAGCAAACTGACCCGGAGATGTTGAAATTGCGACCATATTGGATGTGGCGACATCGTGATAGCCGTGTCCCGCGCCCACATCACCTAGCTTTAGACGGAAAAATATTTCCGGCAGATAGCGATTTTTGGAAGAATTCATATCCGCCCAGTGGGTTTGGCTGTCGCTGTACCGTTTTAGCCTTGTCCCCGCGCGATATTGAGAGGGAGGGGTTAACGGTGAGTGAACCACCAACAGAGACTGTAACTATTAAAGATAAGGTAACTGGGGAATCAAAGAAAATCCCCAGCATTGGCGGTGTACCCATCGCTGAACCGGGATTTACAACAGCACCGGGAGCGAGTGAGAAAAAGGATAGAAAAGCTATATTAAATAATGCGATCGCACGTATGCCGAAAGGCTTACAGAAACAGGTACGGGAGAGATTGAAAAATGGAAGATGACCAATCAGCTATTAATATTAACGCCGATACAAGTAAGGTAAAAGAGGTGTTCGCTAAACTTCAGGATACAATTAACAGTCCTGGATTTCAGGAAGCTATGCGAGTGACGGCGGAGGAAATTCAAAGAACCAAGGAATCGCTCGTTAATCAAGCACTGACAGGGGCAATTTTCGGAAATAGTGAGTTTACAAGAAGATTTGTTATTGATACGGCTTACAGACATAATTCTATCCATTTGGAGCGATCGCATTGGACAGAAACAATCCAAATCGAGCATGAAGATGATTGCATAGGCGATCGCAATTGCATCAATAATGCTCTTTCCCGACATTTGCAGTGTGCGATAAATCCCACTGGTGACTGTAGTGATTGTAAACATTTTGAGGCGAGGGAAGGCAAAGCTATCGAAGAAGAATCCTTTGTCGAAGTTCGCACTAATGAAGGATTAAGAGCCTGGGATGCAGTGAATCAAGATTATCTACAGCCAAATTCGCAGTCATTTGGATTTGATGTTAGCGATTTGCCAGGTACACCCGTAATCGCCGCAACTATTGAGGGAATGGCTGCTACTTTTCCTGTAAGTATTGGCGTTGAATCAACTTCTTGCCCTGAAATAAGCTACACACGAGAAACTTCTTATGCGGAAAGGCATATAGACATGCCGCCATCAATGCCAAGACCAGTATTGTATTCAACACAAACATTGCATTTGCGATTAAGCGATCGCCAGCGCCAAGACTTAATTGCGATGCTGTTCAATCATTCTGGCGATTGTGAGATTATTTTGAATGGTGAAGAAATGAGAGTGCAGTGATGCTTTACATTCAAATTCGCAAAGCCATTCTGAAAACTCCTGGAATCACAGCCACTGAGATTTTCAAAAGGTTTCCCCAACACCATACTGAAGCAATCAAAGACGCGCTAAATATCCTGGTGAATTCAAAGTTTGTCGAGTTCAGAGATAGCAAATATTTTCCCCATGAAGCGATCGCTGAGTCAACTCGGCAAACTTCAACACGGCAAGGGAGAAGGACTAGGAAAAGTCCCCCGTTTTTTGCTAAAAATTTAAAAATTGATCACCTCGCAGACGGGAAATACAAAGCTAAGCGATCGCTTCGGGAAGAGATGCTAGCAGCGATCGAGCAGAATCCTGGAATCACAGCAGGTGATTTGGCTGCTTTACTGCGATGCTCCCAGGCGCACGTTAATTATGTGGGCAGAATATTCGCTTTTGCCTCATTGGTAAAAATTGAATTGCTGCCAGATAAAGAATCTGGGCAGTTGGTTCGAGCTTATTCAAAAAGGGAATAGTTTTTGTGACTGTTATGTGACCGTTATGTGACTGAGTTAATTATCTCTATAGACGACTTGCTTGCTCGTGCCGAACTGCGAGAAATCGAATCGCGAATCAAGAATCTTCGCCCAGCTTTCGCTTCAATGGGTGAGTTTATGATGCGGCGAATTGATGACAATTTTCGCGGACAGCATGACCCTGATTTTGTGGCGTGGGCACCGCTATCTGCTGCTTATCGCAAACGGAAGAAGGGAACCAAGATACTGACTGAATCAGGGAGATTGCGATCGAGCATTACCTACTTGGCGACAACGGTGAGTGTGACAGTGGGGACAAATACCAAGTATGCTCGCGCTCACCAACTAGGGTATTCCAAGCGAAATTTACCAGCACGCCCATACATGGGGGCATCTGCCCAAGACGAGGAAGAACTGGGCAAAATTCTGCTGGATTATTTGGGCGGGAATCCTTGAGAGAAAACTATGCTGTTGTATCTTGTTGCTGGATATCTTTGCTGTGGTTGCATCTTCTTGGCTTGGATGGTGTGGAGAATTTCCCAAGACGAAGAATTGCTGAATTATCTCGACCAATCTTACGAACATTATCAAGGCTGGATGAGTAAAGAGGGATTTATCTTTACTATGTGTTTGGTTGCGATCGCTACCTGGCTGCCACTGATGCTTGTTTCTTTGGACTAGGGAATTTTTGAGAAATAGTCTTTTTTGAAACAAGATGAAAAACCACACTGGTGGAGGGAATCCCTATGAGATAGAGATTTTCGCAGCTGGCGACCATACCAGCAGCAACGGCATCGCACTGTCTTTTTCCAATCAGGATTTAGATGCGATCGCGCAATCCTACAATCCCGATGTATTTGATGCTCCGGCGGTGGTTGGACACCCTCGCGATAATTCTCCGGCTTATGGTTGGGTGGAATCAGTTAAACGTGTTGGTGCAAAGCTGATTGCCAAGCTCAGAGATATCGATCCTGAATTTGAGGAAGCGGTAAAAGCCAAGCGCTATAAGAAAATATCTGCAAGTTTTTATTCTCCCGATTCTCCAGCAAACCCAAACCCCGGAACTTACTACCTGCGCCATGTGGGCTTTTTAGGCGGTATGGCTCCAGCAGTTAAGGGTTTGAAGCCAGTTGCATTTTCCGAAGATGAGGGCGTGGTCGAGTTTTCCTGCGGTTGCCTTGACTTCGGTGAAAACATGGTGCTTCGCAATCTCCGAGAATGGCTGATTGCAGATTTTGGCTTGGAGAAGGCAAACGAAATTATCCCTAACTACGCGGTATCGCAGAAACCCGAAAGCGACTACGCCATAGAAGATATGCGATCGCGCATTCGCTATCTCGAAGCGCAAATAGAAAATTTTATGCGCCCTGAATTGCAGGAAAAAATCGAGGAATTGGGGCGCAAATTCATTGGTTATGCCGAGCAAATAAACGAAATAAACGAAACAAATATGAATGAAGAAATTGATTTCAACGAGCGGGAGGCTTCGCTTTTAGCTCGCGAGCGCCAGCTTGCTGAGAGAGAGGCAGCCCTAAACCGCGCTCGTGTCATGGATTTTGTGGAGTCCCGCGCCAGTGAAGGGCGAGTCTTCCCTGCCGAAAAAGCAGAATTGATTGAATTTATGTGCGCCCTTCCTGAAGATGCGATCGAATTTAGCGAGGAAAAATTCCAAGCTCCGCGTGAGTGGTTTGAAAACTGGCTAAAAAATCGCCCCAAAGTTGTCGAGTATGCCGAAGTTGCTACCGCTTCTAAGGCTAAATCCACCGCTACCGCCGATCCAAAAGCAGTCGCTGATAAAGCCACTGCGATTGTGACTGAGCGCAGAAATCAAGGTATCAGCATCACCTTTGCTGAGGCAGTACAAGAAGTTATGGGAGGCAAATAATTATGGCAATGGGCAGAAATGAGTGCCTCGCAAAGACTTTTACCGCAGCAGGGACTATCAATGATGCGCGGATTATCAAGTTTGATGCGGCAGATAACACAGTGGTGCAGGCTGCGGCGGCAACCGACTTAAGCATTGGGATTTCCAAAGTTCCCCAAGGTCAACGCCAGCGCACAATCCAGACTGGCAACACTCCCCCATCTATCCCCGCAGTCACGATCGCCTCGGGAGAACGGATTGATGTAGTGCTTTCCGGGATTGCAGATGTGCTTTATGGGGCAAACGTCACCCGTGGACAAAAACTTACCTCAGATGCGACTGGACGGGCGATTCCGGCTGCACCAGCAGCAGGCGCAAACGCGCAAATCATTGGCATCGCAGGTTCGAGTGGTGTCGCTGGTGACATTGGGACTGTGTATCTCGCGCCGTCCGTAATGCAGGGCTAGTAAATATTTTTGGATGGACTTTAATAAATGACCGATACTATTAACTTTTCTACGGAAGCGCCTTTCTTCTACGATGTAGCCCAAACCGCGATCGCGATCGGCTATCAGAATAATGATTTCATTGCTGATGAGGTACTTCCCCCAATCACAACTGGTTCTGTGCAAAAGTACAGTTGGCGGAAATACAGACTGAATGAAGCTTTCACTATCCCTGATACCCAAGTTGGGCGTACTGGCAAGCCTAACGAGGTCGAGTTTGGCTATGACGAAATCGAAGCCACGACTAGAGACTACGGACTTGAAGACCCCATCCCCCAAAGCGATATCGATAACGCTGCTAATGCGAATGGTGTATCGCCAGTAAATATGGCAACCGAAATGTTGACCGAACTGCTGATGCTCGATCGCGAAAAACGGGTTGCAAACTTGGTGCAGAATGCGGCTAACTACCCCACTGCCAACAAAGTCACCCTTTCTGGGACTTCTCAGTTTTCTGATTACACCAACTCAGACCCCATCAACGATATTGAAGAGGCGATGTTGATTCCCATCCGTCGCCCCAATGTAATGGTGATTTCTGAAGAAGGATTCTCCGCATTGTCGAGACATCCAAAAATTGTACAAGCGCAGAATGCTAACGATGGCGGCAGTGGTATAGCTTCCCGCGAATTCATTGCTCGTTTATTCCGCTTAGATAAAGTGGTAATTGGTGCAGCTTGGTACAACCAAAATCGCCGTGGGCAAGCTCCTTCATTGACTCGCATTTGGGGCAAAGATTTGCTATTGATTCGCCAAAATAGAGTGCAGTTGCCATACACCATGACCTATGGTTTCACCGCCCAAACTGGCACGCGAATCGCCGGACAGCGTCCTGACCCAGACATCGGCTTGAAGGGTGGTACTCGCGTGCGCGTAGGTATGCAGGTTGAAGAAAATATCTGTGGTGCTGAGTTTGCTTACTTGTTCAAGAGCGCGTTTGCTTAGGAGTTTTGATGAAAGTTGAAGACTATTTTCGCTACTATCCAACTCAATCGAGCGATCGCAAGCGTAAGCACGAGCGGATTCAATCTTTATGCATTGAATTCGCCCAAGCTATCGATGCAGAAATCGATGATGAAGAGTGCAAGCGAATGGCGCTTTTTGCCTTGCAGCAATGCCGAATGTTTGCCAATCAAGGAATCACAATTGATGAGATGAGGAAAGATGGCAAAGTTTAGAGTAATTTCTCCCCTCAAACATGATGGCGAAAGGTATGCGATCGGCGATTTGGTAGGACTTGAAGAACCCATCCCTGGGACTACCGAAGATAAGCCAGTCGCTTCCAAAGCAAAAGATAAGGAACCATCCAAGGACGACAATCCTGAAAATCCACCCTCATAACCCTCGGCAGAATTCTACCGAGGGTAGAAAGGAGTAACAAATGGCTTATGCCACCATTGCTGATATGGTCGCTCTCTTCTCAGAGGCGGAGTTAATCGAGATATCGAATCTTGATTATCCCGACGCGACCACAATTAATGAGCCTGTAGTTGATCGCGCGATCGCGGACGCTCAGGCTCAAATTGATGCTTATTTAGAAGTGCGCTACACCACACCATTGGTAGTGGTTCCAGGTGTTTTAAAAAATTACACTTGCGATGTGGCACGCTACATTCTCGACAAAGACAAACCCAGGGAAGAAGTCTCACGTCGTCGGGACTTAGTTTTTTATTTTTTAAAAGATGTAGCTGCTGGAAAAGCAAGCCTACCAGGGATTCCAGATGGTACAGATGGCAGCACCACACCAGGTTCTACCGATGGAGATGTGGCGATTTTCTTCACACCTGGCAGATTTTGGACTAGCGACACCTTGGGGGATTGGTAATGCTTCTTGAAGCCGAAGCAGCTATAGTCAAACGGATCGAAGCGATACTCACTCCTTTTGAAGTGAGTATTTCGCCATTTCCGGGCGATTTAGATGATTCGCCTAAGCCAGGGAGAAAGGGGCAGATATTTATCGGCTATAAGCGCAGCAGATTTCGCTTAACGTCGATGCAACCTGCGACGCTGGAAGTCATTGCTGAATACGAGCTTTCACTCATGCTCAAAGATTTGCGATCGCACACTGGGGCATATCCTTTGCTCGACCAAATTCGCTATGCCGTCACTGGTTTTATTCCCCTCAAGGGACCATCGCATAAATGCTATCCAGTGCAGGAAGGATTCCTCAAAGTCGAGGACAAGATTTGGTACTACGCAATGGTCGTCGCTGTCGCGATGCAGCAAATAGAGGGGCATTTAGGTTTATACGAATCGCTTGATGATGACGTGTACGGGCTGCCACCAGGACAAGTACGCCCATATCGCCCAGGACAGGAAGTCGAATTACAAACCGGGACTTGGAGGGCGAAAACAGGCGATCGCGACTCCAATACCCTCGACCGAGGATATACAATTCGCGCGACAGTGCCCGATCCTAACCCAGTGCAAACACAAGAATCTTTTGATTTTTCGCATGAAAATAGCTCTCAATATATAGATTTGTTATAAAAATGGCTAATTTAAAAGTAAAAGATGGCGAAGGTAATATCAAGCAAATAAAAGCATCGGGCACGGGTACAACAATTGACCCAATTGTGACTGAGAATAAAGTCGAACTATCTGCACCCATCCCAGCCGGAACAAATACGATTGGGAAAGTGGAGGTTACGAATTTTCCTGAAGGTGGCTCGCAGGTGGATGTCACCAATTTTCCTGCAAGCTTTGGTGTTACCGGGGCGCTGCCCGCAGGCACCAATAATATCGGCGATGTTGATGTTGTCTCACTCCCGCCACTCCCTGCTGGAACAAACAATATTGGTGATGTTGATGTGGTGTCATTACCACCACTCCCCGCAGGGACAAACGCGATCGGTTCGGTTCAAGTCTCTAACTTCCCTGCAAGCTTTGGTATAGGTGATTCGTTGCCCGCAGGTAACAACAATATTGGTGATGTTGATGTGGCATCACTGCCACCACTCCCCGCAGGGACAAACAATATTGGACAAGTAACGATCGCAAATCCCGTAAACTCTGTAGAGATTAGCGGTTCGTTACCAACTGGAGTAAATACTATTGGCAAAGTAGAGGTTACTAACCCTGTCGATTCTGTAGGAATTACTGGGGCGCTGCCAGCAGGAGATAACAACATTGGCAACATTGATGTTGTGTCGCTGCCACCATTGCCAACCGGGACGAATGCGATCGGTTCGGTTCAAGTCTCGAACTTCCCCGCAAATTTTGGCATAGGCGGTTCGTTGCCCGCAGGAACAAATAATATTGGTGATGTAGATATCGCATCACTGCCGCCTCTACCAACTGGAACAAATAATATTGGGCAAGTAACGATCGCAAACCCTGTAACTTCTGTGGGAATTACTGGGGCGCTACCTGCTGGTAACAACAATATTGGTGACGTAGATATCGCATCGTTGCCACCATTGCCCGCAGGAACAAACAATATTGGTGACGTAGATATCGCATCACTGCCACCATTGCCCGCAGGAACAAACAATATTGGTGATGTAGATATCGCATCACTGCCATCCGCTTTGATAAATGGCGATCGCTTGAAGGTGGAAACACAGGCGATAACAATTACTGGAGGCGATGCGACTGCTGCGAATCAAACCCTACAATTAACTGAACTAGGCGAGATTAACGACAAAATTCCGACTCAGTCAGCAGGAAGAATGCCAGTTGATAGCCTGACCAAAACAGCCCGGAAGAGATGGCGCGATGATTTTCCGGGAAGCTCGTTAAACCCAGCGAACTGGAATTCGGCGATAGGAATAGGGCAAACAATCACTGTTACGGGCAGCGAGCTGCAGATAGCAATGGGCACAACAGCTAATGAAGAAACTGTGCTGACTTCACTCACCACTTTCAATTGCCCTTGCCGCATCCAGGTTTGCATCCGCTTATCTCAGCGAATAGCTAACCAAGAAATATATTTAGAACTATCTGATGTCGCTGGGAATGAACGGGCGGGATTCTTATTTGATGCTACCTCTGTCACAAGTGTGAAGCATTTTGCCTTAACAAATGGGGCTGGAACTGCCAATGTTTCCAACACTACAACATCTTCAGCAAATTACACGCTTTATGAGATTGAGTTTCGCCCAAGCGAAGTTACTTTTCAGCAAAAAGCGGCTGATGCGGCTACCGCGCGCACAAATTTAGGCAATAGAAACCGCCAAATTCCCGATCCAAATTCCACCTACAGTCTTCGTATTCGCTGTAAAAACTTGGCGACACCGCCAGCTTCCAATACCACCGTATTTATTGATAGTGTCTTGGTGGAGGATATTGAAGAACTACAAGCTGAAATTGCCAACGGGCGAAATAATGGCTCGGCAGGAAATGCGATCGCAACTCAAATCACCAATGGAACTATCACCATTAGCAATACTGCGTTTACGGCCAACGAGAATGCATCCCTAAATACAGAAACAGGAGTTGCACTAACTGGGAATGGGACTTTCTCAGGTTCAACTCGTAATACTTCCAGCGCTCGAAATACTATCCGACTGGTGGCGGTGCCTGACCAATCAGGGACTCTATTTCTCGACCAATCGCCAAACGGGACTCTTTGGTTTCAAACGGCACAATTTGCCTGCACTGCTGGAGTGAATCTGTTTGAGCAAAAAGTCTATCTTCCCCAATATCGCGTTCGTTATACCAATGGAGCCACAGCCCAGGGAAGCTTCAATTTGTATAGCATGATGTTTTCAATAGGGGCGTGATGACAGAAAAAAGATTCCATCCTAATTTTGCGTATATCACCTGCGGCAATGGCTGCAATACCAAATTGCAGGCTTTGTTGTACGACGCAGAGGGCAACCCATCAGATGTAGACTGGACAACCTTGCAGCAAATCTACAACGAACACAACGCCAATTGCAGCGTTGAGAATCCCTGGACTGAAGACCCAAATGGTTTTTACGGCAATCCAAATGATTGCTACCAAAACGAAGGCTGGTACTGCACTTTTTAACAAAAAGAACTGCCGTGCGGGGGTTACATCAGTTGAGGGAATTTTGAGGCTAACTAGAAAACCTATTAGTAATGCCTCAAAGCTTAAACATAAATCAACTAACCGCACCAGGTACTTACGTTTACGAGGACGTAGCAGGGTTGATACCTGCTGATATTGCCTCATTTAATCGCTGCTACCTGGTTGGTTCCTCTGCTTCGGGCACGGCAAAAACGCCTACCCAAGTAACCAGCGCGGACGACTTTACTACAAAATTTGGTGCTTCTCCGGCAACTAATGCGGTGAAGCTATTTTTCGCGAATCTCAGCAATGGGATTCTATTTTTCGTTAAGGCTGCCGGGACTACGGCGGCTGATTTTGTCGATGCCATTGAAGATAGCTTTGATCCTGATGTTCACGAGCAAGGCTTTTTGATTTGCCCCGAAGCATTCCAAAATCTCAGCAACCAAAGCGATCGCACGTCTGTGGCGGTAGCGATGCGCGACCATTGTGAAGGTGAGGGCTACGACTGGGTGGCACTTGTGGACTCTGGACCACCAGCAACTATCGATACCACTGCTGAAGCTGCGACAGAATCGGCAAATTACACAACCGCGCGTGGACATTTGGCTTATTTCTTCCCCTACGTCAAGGACTTGGCTGATAATTTAGTCCCTCCCAGCGCGGCAGTTGCTGCGATCGCATTGCGGAGATATCGGGTAGAAGGATTTGCCCAACCTCCCGCAGGTGTACGCTATCCCGTGCGCGGTGTCAAAGATGTAGCGGTAAATGTCAAAAAAGCCGAACAGGCAGTAGTTAACCCTGATGGAGTTAACTGCTTGCGAAATCTTCCTGGGCAAGGCGTTGTCGTCTATGGCTCACGCACGCGCAGCGCATCCCCTTACTACAGGTTTGTGAATACGAGAATTATTCTCTCGGTATTCAACCGCACGCTGTTTCGCACATTGGAAAACGGTGGTGTGATTTTCTCCGCCGTCGATGGACAGGGAGTGCTATTTACCAGGATTCGCGAATCCGTAGAAGCGATCGCATATCGATTCTGGGATGGTGGCGCATTTTTCGGCGCACAACCTCAAGATGCGTTTTTGGTGCGGTGCGATCGCTCAAATAATCCTGCGATCGATTTGGAAGCAGGAATTGTGCGTGTGGATGTGTACGTTGCGCCAGTCCCCACACTGGAGCGACTTCTGGTAACTACTTACCGCGTGGGAATTGACCAAGTACAGCAAGCGGCGGGGGCTAGCTAATGGCAGCAACAATTAGACCAATTACACAACAGCAATATCTCGTAACTATCAAGGGCATCGATAGTTACTGGGAGAAGTTTTCAGGGCTTAAGGATGAGGCGGAAACCACCGATTACAACGATGGTTTGAGCAATCGCAAATACAAGCTTGTGGGACCACGGGAACTTGGGGACATGGACTTGGAAAAAGCCTTTGATCCCACAGCCGACAAAGTGATTGTGGATTGGTGGCTGAATTACTGCGATGGCAATGATGAGCCAATTACAATCTCTGTCACCCCCGTCACCTACTGTCCCGAAGTTGAGCCATTAGGACCATCGCTGATTATTTATGGTGTGAAGCCTACCGCGTTGGAAGGGTTTGAAGTTGACAAAACCTCCAATGACATTTCCATGCTCAAACTTACCTTCATCGGCGATACCTGGAGCTACGCATAATGGCAAGAATTAATCGAAGTTTAGCGGCTAGCGACGTGCCCACGGCGACAGAACTGAGCGAGAACATCGTAGTCACTTTCAAATCAGGTGTAACAGCCGAATTCCGCGAGCCAACAGCAGGCGACATCATCGCCATTCGCAAATCTGGTGTAAGCGATGAATATGAAGCGACTGCGCGAATTGCCGTGCGATGCTGCATTCGTTGGGGCGACAAAGAAGGCGTAGCACTTCCTCAAATTGAAAAACTGGGAATTAAAGATTTCAAGGCGCTGGGGGTGGCGCTGAACTCGTTTCTTGAGGATGGTGAATAGCTTTGACGAGCATGATTTTTTGACGATTTGCTATTACCTCAATGGCAAATCTTTTAATAATTTTCAAGACTATTACCACCTGCCCATGACTCAATTCTTGGCAATGGTGCAGATACATCAAAGCGCGATCGCATCTGAGGCGAAGGCGATGTCCAAAAAATAATGGCAAGCAAACTAGTCCAACTCGTAATCACCGCCAAAGACCAAGCAACAGGAGTGCTGGGGAAAATTGGTGCGGCAATGGGAGGGTTAGGGAAATCAGCGAGCGGTGCTTCTGGAAGTTCTCAGTCGCTGGGCGATGCCATGTTTGGCGCAATTACCAAAGCAAATATATTTGCCTTTGCCATTAGTAAAGTTGGTGAAGCGGCCGCACTCATGGGGCAGAAATTTGAGGAAGCCAAAAAGATAGAGATTGGGGATGTCAGTGCAGCTGCAACCTTCAGTGCCCTGACTCAAAAGTCTTTTGGGGAATCACAGAAGTTTGTCGCGGATTTCAGCAAGGAAATATCCAAAATAGCGGGGGCGCTGCCGGGTGCGACGCAGGATTATAACACTGTGGCGAACAGCATTATGGACAACGTTATCCCCGCGTTTCAGGGTGCAAATAAAGAACTTGACCAGGGCGCATTCCAAAAAAATCTGATTGATATCACCAAAAAAATGACCCTTTTGGGCGTGACCTCCGGCACTCACGCAGGCGCTGTGGGGATGTTCACCGCTCGACTGCTTGACGGAAATATTGCCAGCGCGAGGCAACTACTGTTTGCCGATAACAACCCTGCATTCATGAACCTATTGGAAAAAGAAGTCCAGAAGCGGGGTAAAAAAATTGACGATTTTAAAAAATTTACTGCAAAAGAGAGATTAGAAATTGTTCAGGCGGTATCCGGTGCGTTCATTAAAGATGAGGTAATCGATGCCGCTAGTAACACCGTCGAAGGCTTAATCGCAGGCATTGAATCAAGCATTCTCGATCCCAAGTCCGGTGTATTTGGACTACTCCGCGATTTGTCCGAGGCTCCAGGAAATCAAACAGTAATGAGCGCCGTTGCAGGTGGAATCAAAGCGTTGCAGTCATTTTTTGAAGCGATCGCACAAGTTCTCTCAGCGTTGGGAGTGCCCAGCGTTGACCCGATGTTGGTACTTTACAACGGCATCAATACTGTTACTGGCTGGATTAAAGGTGCGGCGGAAATTACCAAGCAAATCGCTGCTAGCATCAAGGGTGCGGGTGGTGGATTAGATGGGCTTTTGAAGGCTGTTCAAGGCATTGATACATCGCAGGTATTTGCTAAGTTCGAGGGTTTTGCCAATACTGCGATGCCAGCCATTGAAAGTATTTTTGATAGTCTCAATGCAGCAACCCTTCTCACTCAGGTTGACCGATTTTTCAACTTTGTATCTACAGCAATAGAAAATTTATTTACCAATTTGGTAAACTTTTCCGGCAGTGCGATGAATTCTTCCTTGGGGAATGGGGGAGAAATCGCCGGGAAAGCAATGTTTTTGGGAACTCAAATTGCCGCTTTATTTGGCGGAATTTTGACACGGACAGTGGATTTTATTCTCAATCTCCCCTGGGCAAACATTTTTATCACTATCGGCAACTTTGCGATCGCAGGAATAGCAACGCTACTCACAACCGTTGGGGCTTTTGTGATTGGGGCGTTTAATACATTAGTGCCAGAGGTAATTTCTGCTTTGTGGAATCTAGTCTCTGGCACTTTGGGACGACTTATACAAGGATTTGGAATGCTTCTTGCTGGATTTGCGATCGCAATTGCAAATGCTTTTGCGGGAATGGTTGAGTCGCTCGCGGCTCCGGTTGTGGCTTTCACAGCCAATGCAATTACCCAAGCTCAAGGCTTTTTTGGTTGGATTGGAACTTCCATCTCGCAAATGTGGGAAGGCATCAAACAAGCTATCTTTCAAGCGATCGAACGAGCTAAGCAACAGGTTGCGTCCATTGTTTCTGCACCTGTAAACGCAGTCACTTCCACGGTTTCCGACGTTGGACTGGGGATTCGGCAAACAGTAACCGACGCGGGTAATTTACTGTCGGGAACGCCAGCAAACTACAACGGGCGCATCCCCACAGCAGCAAACGGATTACTAGGAGCTTTCGCCGCAGAATCTCGCAACATGCCACCTGGGGCTTCTCCAGTAGTCGCCAACTCCAGCGAATTCATTCTCCGCCCTGACCAAATGGCGCGATTGATGCAAGGGAGTGCAGCCGTGGGCGCGGCAAGCGCAGGAAGTAATATTTCAATTGGAAATATCAGCATCAATGGAATTCAAAATCCCGCTCAAATTGCCGATGCTGTGATTGCTGAGATTGAGGCGCGATTGGGGCAATTTCAGCAATCAGTATTAGCCTGATGTACCCTTGGCAGAATTCTACCGAGGGTATTGGGAACGGTAGAAAGGACGAACATTTCATTTCAAAATTTATGAAAAATCACGACTTCATCACCACCGGAATCGGTACAATCGTGCCTTTGTTTTTGATTCAAGTTTTGAATCACTTTGGCATCGCTGATGTCACCCTTACCGATTTAGCGAAACAGTTGCCAGAGCTAATCGCGATCGCGCTATTAGGCTTTTTCTCGAATAACAACAAGTAGTTAGCACAATAAAAGCACCTCTAAAGGTGCTTTTTGTCTGATACAAAAATCTCTTGCCAGTCAGCAGCTTTTAAGTTGGTGCGATTCTTAATCCAGGCTTCGCACTCAGCGATCGCATTTTCCCGACTACGATATCGCCTTGGGAATCCATCTTGAGTATCAAAGCTGAACTGCTCTGATTCTTTTACCGTTGGGTAAAAGTGCAGAGAATAAAATTCAAATGGGTAAACTGTTTTCGCAAGCTCGAAATATCCAAAATTGCAAACACGTATCCAGACTGCTCCTATTACAGGCACTGCGTTTTGATCAAAGTGATTTACAGTAAGAAAACCCCATAAAAAAATTTCTGAAAGAGCGATCTCTTCATCAAAATAGTACTGGTAATCAACCGCCCTGAATAATTTTGGAGCCTTATCGGGGATTTCTAAAGTATATCTGCCGCGATCGCAATAGTACGGACGGCGATTCAAGGCAAATTCACCCCAAGGTGTTTGTGTAGCCAAGTAATCAACGTTTGTATTTTCGAGCTTTTTAAGAGTCCATTTCATATATTTGTAGTTCGGCAATAATTTGATTTATTGAGCCTATTTCGTGAATAACAACTTGTCCTTTGTTTTTCCTCGACACTTCTAACACTTTCGTCCCAAAATCTTTCCAGTCCTTAAGAACATACAACTGCTTATCGATAAATATCAAGTTACAGTCAAACAGGGATGGTGAATAGCTCTGTTCATTGAGAGAACTAAGCACTATCCGGATTTCTTGTAAGGACAGTTTTCCTCTCAGCCTATCGATTAACTTGATTCTAATTATTTTGTCCCAACTGTAAGTGACCTTTGGATGTTTGGGGTTGCCAGATTTCTCAGGAGATATGAGACCTGTAGAATCCATGTAGCTTAACCTACTTGAACTAACACCAGTCAGAGCAATGGTTTCCTGTCTTGTGAGTTCACTTGCCATTTGCTTCATCAATGCAGCAGTAAAAGGGAATTTTAGAGCAAAATGACTCTGAAAATCTCCCAACCGCAGGCACTTGCAGAATACTATGCTGAAAATGGCTGGAGAACCCAGCCTTTTACTATTACCTACATAGAGGACGCGAACCCCACAACTTGGGAACCACGCCCAAATCAGCCAGACCTATTCAATGATGTACGCATCGTTTGGCGACCGAAAGAAGAGGAAATTATTGTTAGTTGTGCCGCCACTACAGAGCCAGGAATTAGGGCAGTCAATAACCCGATGAATCGAAACGGAACCTTCCGTATTGCCCTTGACACCCATTTCAAAGAGTGCTGGGAAATCGGCAGACACATCACTCGCAGTAGCAATCAGTTGGCATTGGTGCAGTGCGATCGCATTCTTGGATATCGCGATGCCGATAGAAATCATATACGCCCTGGCGACAAGCTCTACGACGATGGGGCGGGCGTAAATCACCACACGACGGGAAATTCGGCAGACAGCCCTGCCCCAGATAGAGTCGGTGGCTTTTCCTTTGGTTGCCTTGTAGGGCAGCACCCAGTTACTCACTACCGCAAATTTATGCCCGCCCTCCAAGACTCTGGACAGCGCCGATTTGATACCGTGGTACTTAATGGCTCGAAGTTCTGGAAGTGGTTGCAAGAAAAAGACTACGTTTTATCGTGAGGGATTTAGGTGTACAATACCACCGTTTACAGCGCGCTGCCCACTGCTACTAGGGAGGGCAAGGGGATTGAGGCTGTACTACTGGAATATGATATCTCCGGCAATGCACCCAAGCCCCTGTGGGTTTTTCTAGTGAATCCGTCATCTTTGCGATTCTCCAAGTCTGCCAAATACACAGACATTTACCCTCTGGCAGCCAAGCAAAGTGAAGTGCAATATCAAGCAAGTGAGGGGCAAACCCTGTCAATCTCAAACTTGAAAATGACGACTTGGTATTACGGAAAAAGCCTGCGCCCATTGCTGGAAGGATTGCAAAAACTAATTGAAGCGGATATCAAAAATAAAAAATATGCTCCGCCAATCCTCAAATTTCAAATGGGGAGTCGTGAGTTTGCACCCTGTGTTCTTTCCAAGATTGAATGGGAAGAAACCGCTTGGCTTGGTGGCGAGCCTGCAACAATAACCCTGGGGATTGAACTCAAAGAAGTCGCCAAAACCATCACTCGCGGGCAGATTGAGAAGGCAAAGGAGAAGAAAGGTGAAGAGAAAAAGAGCGATCGCGAACGTGCTGAAAAGCCACGAGTGAAATTAACCCAAAGGCAACGCGCTGCGGCTTCGGAATTGGCGAAAAAGTATCTCGAAAGCAACGTCGCTATCTGGGATTCCTCAGTACAGGCAGCAGTAAAATCCAAAAAATATAAGCTATCTACAAGTGAGGATACAGGGGAAGTCACCGCCACTGGTGTCAACGGGGCGAAATTGGGCGTGGTAGCAAAATCGACAGGAACCGAGTTCCTCGCAGGCGACAAGAACACCACCATCGCCACTTTGAAAGGCAAAAAAGCGCCAGTAGTGAAGGAGAAAGTACGGTAATGCCAAAAATTTCTATTGACGCAGGGGAAACCATTTCGCAACTGAGCGATCGCATATTCAATGGCGATGTGCTGCGATTCACCGAACTACTGGATTTAAATCCCAACTTGGACGTATTTGGCGAACTCACACAGGGGATTGAAATCGAGATTCCTGATGTGGCGCAAATTTTGAATTATGCCAAACCGCAACTTTCTGCGGTGTCGGAAACCATCACCGGGATTTCCTCTACAGTTTCCGCAGTCGTAGAAAAACTTCCTTCGCAGCTGCAAGGATATGCCAAAGAAGCTGTCGAACTATTGGGCGAAATCAATGGCGTAGTTGGGCAAGCCGAATCTCTACTAGGACAAGCTGAGGCGGAGATTAATAAGTATGGCGATAAGCCTGTTAAGGTTGTTCAGTGGCTATTGGGTTATGAATCTCCCACAACGAGTTCTCAATCGGCTACTAAAGCTACTTCTAAGTAAACAGAAAATTTGACCCCGCTCTTACTATGCCATTACAAATCCTGAAAAGATTGCGCTTTGGCGTATCCCAAGTGGAACTTGGGGCTTCGTAAGAAGCAGGGCAACTATATGGTAACAACATTTCAACTACTCCAATCAGTAATCGCAATCAGAAACACCAACTCTCCCACCAAGAGCGATCGCAATTGATAGTATTTTTGCTGCTGTTCTTGCTCAGATTCGCCAGTGCTAACTTTTAACAATGGGGTCATCTTCTCGGGACCAATGGTGACGGCTACCCTGGCAAAAATTAACTCAAAAATCTCTTCTTTGATTTGTGCGATCGCTTTTGTCTTGAAAAAGTCCACTACCTCAGCAACCAAAGATAACTGCATTTCAATATCAAAACTGCGAGTCCAGTCGAGGAAGTTATCTTTTAATTCCTCAGTGGTGTCGGTGATATCTCCCAAATCCATGAGACTGAGGGGATTCTCGTGAGTTTGAAGTTTGACTAGATGCGATCGCGCCACTTCTAATATCGAAGCGCGATCGGCTTTGTTGAGTAGCTCAATTAGGTCGGACGCGACTTCTTTTTGAACTGCTTTGATACCTTTATTATTTATGTCAGGTAGATGTTGATTTGTGCGTCTAAATAAGGTAAAAAACGAACTTTTGCAACCTGCATTGTAATAGCCGATCGCTTTTAAAAAATTCTCCTGCCAGTACTTCAATCGTTGCTGCCTGGAAGTTGTCGCATAAGTTTTAATTTGCTTTTCGGTAATCGACTTGTTGTAATTTTCGCATTTCTCTGATGCTAGATTATCAAAATGCGAGAAAAACGCTTTTACTTTTGCCTCTCGAACTATTACTAATTGCTTTGATTTAGGGGCGACACGGGCATGTTCTGGGCGATGACTACCCTTAACCAAGAATACTGGTTCATTGCAGCAAGGGCAAACTAATCGCCATTGTGAATATTGAAGATAATTCGAGGTTTCTGCATCAACAAAAATGCCGTATCTCAACGACTTTGCATACTGCATATTAAATATATTTCAATAGCCATTTTAAATATTGTAATGCAGAATAGTGTTGTTATTTTTATGTTTTTAGTAGTTTATGATTTTTAAATTAATAGTGACAGTCAGCGCCGCCAGTATTGCTATTAGCGCAATCAAAATATCTTTCATACCTGCGCCATTACCAATACCACGAACCAGACAGGTTAACGTCAGGAATGAATTGTACTTTGGCATGTCAAAACCGGGCGGGGAAATATCAGAAGCCGAATGGCAGGAATTTTTAAACAAGAATATTACTCCCAAATTCCGAGAGGGATTAACAGTGGTTGAGGGCAAAGGGCAATATCTTAATCAAGAGGGGAAGCTAATCAAAGAAAATACAAAATTATTAATTTTGATTCATCAAAATAACTCTAATACTAAATCTAAAATTCGTGCTTTAATTGAAGAATACAAACGCCAATTTAATCAAGAATCAGTTTTGCAAGTCACTACCAATCTTGATTAAATACAAAGGGAACGATAGAGGTAAATCCAATTGGTATGCGCCTCATCGCTCCTTTTGCACGAGTAAGAATTAATGATGATATTTTTGAAACTGGCGACCAAACTCTGCTGGAGGTATCAGTGGATTTGGGCGAAGATGCACGCGCAAGTAAATGCAGTTTTTCGCTGTACGATCCAGGCTTAAAAATTGGCGGCAAATATCAAGCTATTAGCTTCAAAGTTGGTGGGATTGAAGTCCCTCCCGACCTTCTTCAATCGCCGCAGGCTGCGGCTAATCCCCCTCTGCAAGTTGATGCGGCAGGGAGTACGCCAACAGTTGCGAACACTGGTGGGCTAGCATTGCCTACAGCAGGTAGTGGTGGGTCAATATTGTCGCGCCCAAGTGGGCGTACAAAAGTAGCACAAGCCGATTACTATCGCAAGGTATGGGAATCAATGGCGATTCGTCCCGATCGCGCCAGTATGGTGCAAAGAGAAGGGCAAACAGCAGTTAAGAATCGCTCCAGGTATGAGCAAGTTCAAAAGGCGACAGGCGTGCCTTGGTACGTAATTGCGGCGATTCATTTTCGTGAATGCTCATATCGATTCGACCAGAATATTGCCAACGGCGACCCCTTGACGCGGCGAACAACTCGCGTACCAGCCGGACGAATTCCCAATGTGCCGCCTCCATATACTTTTGAGCAAGCTGCGATCGATGCACTACAAAAAGATTCGCGATTCTCGGGAACGAACTGGGGCGACATTATCGATGTTATGTGGAGACTGGAGTCTTACAACGGTTTTGGCTACCTCAACAAGGGCAGGCCTTCGCCATATTTGCTGGCAGGAACCCAGCATTATGACTCAGGGATGTATGTGCGCGATGGGGTCTATTCTGCGGGAACTAAAGACCCACGTATCGGTGTGATGGCAATTATTTACTATTGCCTCAAAGCTGGTGGCAGTACGCAGACTATGGCTCCAGTGCAGCAACCCACACCACAGCAAGCACCCCCGCAAACACAACAAACAGTCACACCCCCTGTAGAGGTTGCCGCAAAGGGAACAGAAATCATTGTCGAGCTTGGTTTTGAGCCTGACCAACTCACTGCGTATCATTTCATTCATATCGGCACAGATTGCGATCGCGGTGAAGCCGATCGCACTACCTTCACTGGGCAGTCGATTCGCTGGCTAATGACGCGACGACTTGAAAACAAAAGCTTTGAAAACATCACCCTCAAACAATTAGCTCAGGAAGTTTGCCGCAAACACAACCTCAAACTGGAGATGGAGGGGAATGGACCAACGTACCAATTTCTCGACCAAACGGGGATTACCACCTACGAGTTGCTGCTACGGCAGTGCAAAAGCATTGGTTACACCCTCAAAGACAAGGGCGACACCTTAATAATCAAGCCGATGCGACCGGAATTTACCGGGTACGTACTTGGGTATGGTGACGTAATTTCCCTCAAATTCTCAGACAAAGCTAGAAGCGATCGCGCCCCTGGAGCGCCCAGCACGTCACTATCTCAGCCGGAATCACCTGCTGCTGAGGCAACCACAGAAATCAATCGCGCAACCGGACAAACCGAGCAGAAGAAAAAAGATGAAAAAGCAGGAACAGGGAAAAACGACGGTAAACCTTCAGCTACAGGTGCAGTTTCAACTCCCGTCACTGGAAACATCAAACCAAAAGCAGCCAGCAGTCAAAGTCAACCGCCAAAAGTCAGCGAGCCAATCAAGAAAGAAGAGCCAACCAAAACCGAAACCAGTGCCCGAAAAAACGCCAACGGCACTACAACAAGCATCACCAAAACCACCAAGAAAACCACGGAAAAAGGCAAAGTCACTACCGTTTTCCGCACCGATTCAAATACCAACGGGATTCTTACCTCTCGAACAGTTACTACCATCGAAACCACCAAAGGCACGGAAATCACCACCGAAGAAACAAACGCAGCCGGAGCCAAAACCACCAAAACCACAAGCAATACCAAAGTCACCAAAGCCGCGCTCGACTCCCTAAATTTAAAACCAGATGAGCCGACAGCTACAGCCACGGCTAATCCACCAACGCCAACTAGCAGCGACGCGCTCGGACTTCCCAAGCAACCAATTGGCGCGATCGACCTTGCAGATGGGAGAGCCGAAGCTCAAGCGATCGCAGATGAAGCCAAGCGGATTCGCGGTTATGAATCCAGCGCGAGCGTGGTGACAACACCAGAAATTCTGACCCTTGCGCCGGGAAGCATTATCGCCATCTCTGGGGAATTAGTGCCAGAACCATTTGATCGCGAGTGGCGGGTGCATTCGGTATCGCACAAATTTCCCGGCGGCATCAGTGAGATTGGCTTTTATACTCCCCAAGCTGCTGCAAATCGCGAAGCGGCTCCTGTCGCTGCCGCCACCGCAACAACGCCAACCTCCACAACTCCACTTGTTACAGGCGGAAGCCTGGCAGAGAGAATAATTCTCACCATGCAAAAGCTTGGGCATCAAGTTTTTACCGCAGCAGGCGAACTCAATATTGTTTATGTCGAGGGGATTGACGCGAACGGCAACCCCAACGCAGACAGGATAGACGAGTGGAATGATTTGCGGACAGTAATTGCGTTTGAGGGAGGCAAACCCGTTATCAAGGGCGCGTGGGCAGCGACTACCGAACCAGGGCGCTACTACACACAAAATCCACTCAACTCGCAAGGTGCTTTCCGCATAGCCTTTGGGCAATATCGCTCATGGGTGGTTGGTTCTCACCGGGGGAACCACGAAGCGCTTGTACAAGCTGCTCCAGTACGTGGGTATCGCGATCGCAATAAAGATGGTGAACGGCAGGGCGACCCGGTTACAAGCGGGAATTTCGGCATTAACCAGCACTGGGGCGGCGACCAAGGAAATGTGGGGCGCTGGTCGGCTGGATGCTTGGTTGGTCAAACTCGTGCGGGACACCGCGAATTTATGGCGATGATTAAGAAGGATTCGCGATACCGCTCAGGGTATTTGTTCTGGACAACTGTGCTTGATGGTAAAGCTCTGGCTTAACCCTTGGCAGAATTCTACCGAGGGTACTGGGAATTTTTAAGCAAAAATGCTGCTAGCTATATATTTGCTGATTGGTGCCGTTTGCGCGATCGCTTTTTTCCTTTCTCCTTATTTTCTTTGTTATGTGTCGGCTTTTGAGGAAAGCGAAGGTGATGACATTGCAATAAGTATTGCCTGCATACTGGGATTTTTGGTTATCACAGTCGCGTGGCTGCCTGTATTTTTATTTGCGATCGCTTATCGGGCATTTAAATGAATTTATTAGAATTGCTGGCGGAATTTGCCAAGCTCAAAGCACAACTCAATGAGCTTACACACCGCACCTACGGATTGCAAATCGGCGTGGTAACAGACAACCGCGACCCATTAAACCTGCGCCGAATCAAAGTAGCGCCCCAATCAAAGGGGGGAGCCTATACCAGCGAATGGCTCATGCACTGCAACCCTGACCCGCAGCGCGACGCTCCATTGCCTCCAGTTGGCAGTACAGTTTTTTACCAATTCCTCGACGGCGACCCCCATGATGGGGTGTGGTTAGGAATCGCCCACAATCAAACCAATCCCAGTGACCCATTGCAAACTGACCCTACGATTGACAGCGCGATCGAGATTCCCGGAAACGATCGCCGTAGTGTAGCAGGTGAGGCAACCTATGAAGTGCAGGGCGGACGCACCGAGGAAGTTGGCAAAAATTACACTTTGAAAATCAGTGATGAGTATCAGGTGGAAATTGGGGGAGAGGTGGAAATTACGGCAGGCGATCGCATCACCATCAAAGGCATAGCAGTGCGATTGGAGGATACCACCGGGGCATTTATCGAAGTGTCCGGGGGTGCAGTGCGAGTTGGTAATGCCGCCGGGCAGGATTGGCAATTGGGCGGTGGCAGTGGCAGCGCGTGGCAGTGGGATTGTGCCGGAAGTGCGATCGCTGTAACTGCGGCTTCTGGATTCTCAATCAACGGCAAGCAAATCGCCGTGATTGGGGCAGTAGATAGCGATGGAGATACAATAGTAAATCGAGGATACTAACGCTTTTTAAACACAAAGTCACCACTTTGCCCTAGGGCTATTTGAGAATGCGGCAATTCCCCAGAGGCAAAAGGAATAGGGATTTTTGCCGGGAACGCCTTACATTTTCCAGAACCTTGATAATGAATGCATCCAGTACAGCCTAATTCTTGTGGCATATTTACCTCTATTCAATTTCATTCTTTTCTGCTTTCGCTAAAGTTTTCCCTGTTTCACTTTCTGATGCCCGATTGGCAACATCATCTGTGCTAGTTATTCTATCTTCTTTGATTTCTTTTTTCCGTTTTTCAGTGAGCGGCTCGTTTTTGTAAGTCACTACTTGCTTACCGTCCAAGGCAACAAAATAGCCAAAATCTTTCAAATATATAGAATCATGTCCTTTTGCTTTTGCAAATTCAGCAATTGCGGTCGAATCAACGTTATTGGACTCATTCCCAGGAAACTTGCTACCAAATAAGTCAAAATCCTTGGACTCTAAAATCAGTGGATTTTTGACATTTACTTTTGCCGTTACCACAGAAGCTTCCTCAGATTTTTGCGAACCTGATGAATAAGCGTAATCTTCAGACTCTCGTTTGTTGGAAGCCAGATAAAATCCTCTGCCAAAAATTCCTTGTGCATTCTTGGAAGGATCAACACCATCATTCTCAACACTGCTTGTCACTGATACAGTATTGCCGTGATAGAAGGAAAGATTGCCAGTATAACTGCCCTTGACGTAATCTTCTGCCTCCGCCTCGGTCATTTTCGGTTTATACTTTTTGGCGGTTTCCGCATCTACCAATGGATGGTCGATCGCTTTTTGAATTTCCGCAATAGATTTAGTGCGATCGGTAAGGTTTTGCTTGTTTTCTTGAAGTTTGCGTTCCTCGGATTTATTTAATTTAAGCTTTGCGGCTTGAATTACTTTATCGTCCACTACATAGCCATTTCTAATTGCTGCAAGCAACTCACCTTTGTAGCGAGCCGGGGAGTAAACGGCTTTGGGATTATCGCCCTTCCATTGCTCATAGGTTTTATTGCCAACAAAATCAGGGTTTTTATGCTCATTAACAAAATCCCTATTTCGTCGAAATTCATTGAATTGGTCAGTCGTCAGATTAGGCTTGGCAAATGGGTTGGTCTGCTTTGCCTTCAATAGTCCGTCGTTTGTTGCCGTAGATTTCGTCGCTGGCTTATCGCCGCCAGCAGCTTTACCCTTGATGTTCTCTACTTTCTTCTTTGCTCCGGCACTATTGTTTTTACGGCAAGTCTTTTTAGAACTGACACAGCTACCCCCACAGGGAGTACCCTTAGTGCAGTTTTTTGCTTTAGCTCCACTTTTGGCTGCAAACTCAATAAAATTATCAGCCTGAACAGGATTAAGCATCCTGTAGCTGGTAAAATCCTCGCCAATTTCAAATCTGTAACGCTTAGTTAATTTTGCATCCACCCTATCCTCAAATACTCCGACAAGGATATCACCATCAATATAGGCTTCAGGTATTGCTGTAATCCCGTCTGTGTACTGCTCTTCAAGTACCGATTTGATATCTAGTAAGGCTTGAGTATCTGTAATTCGGATGCGATCGGCAAAATTGAGGACTAGATATAGCCCGATCGCGCGATATTCATTTTCTGTTAAGCTCGCAGCCATTTCGCCCTAGGATTCCCAAACAAGGTTAAGCAAACGAGCCATCTTCTTTTAAAATTCCAGTAAATTTATTTCCCTGCATATCTTCGTAGAAGACTTTGATACCTTCAGGGACATCCATAAACTTATCGACGACAACCTCAAAGCCAACAACAGGCTCAAGGGTATCTGCAAGTTCTAGAAGTAGCTGCGGAATTGAAGCAATCATAATTTTTCAGGTTTAGTGTTTGGTTAAGCGGAGGCAGTCAGTGAATCTTTCCACTGAGTCAGAATTTGGAAAACTTCGCGATCGCCGCCAACGTCGGGGTGATATTTTTTAGCAAGAGCGCTGTAAGCCTTTTTCACGTCAGCGTTCAAGGCTTCTCTAGCAGCTTTTTGTGCCGCCTTCTTCTCCGCACCTTTTAAGCCTTTGGGAGCTTCATACTTGCTGGACTGGGGATTGATACCAAAAACCTCCCACGGGCGATTGTATTTAAGCACGTCAACGCCATTGATTGAGGATTTTGTACTAGTAAAACGCTCATCTGGTAACTTACCAACAAACTTCCGGTACGCCTGTTTAAAGCTTTCTTCATCCTTCAACTTTCCACCGCCGTTATTTGCCATACGCCACTTACCAGACCTTTCAAGCTCGGCAAGGTTCTTAACTCCAAATTTCTCGTAAACGGCGGCACGCACCTGTTTGTTGGAGAGGGGCTCCCCATTCCGTTTATTTTCGGGGGCAGAAGATTGACCAGCAGCAGGAAGCGCAAGCAGAACGCGCTGGGTAACTTGCTCAACTTTTTTCTGAGGGATTTTCTCAGGCTTAGTTTCACCAGTTGCAGTAGGTTTGGCGCTTCCCGATCCGCCATCACCACCGCGTTTTTTCACCTCGGCAACTTTTTTCTTCGCCGCCGCACTACCTGTCTTTCTACAGGTACGATTCGCGCTGATACAAGTTCCCCCGCAGGACACACCTTTAACGCAGTTCTTTGGTTTTGCGCCTTTCTTGGCTGCAAATTCAGCGATCGCTTCTGGCTCTGCCATCTCTACGTCGCCAGCATTTTCCAGCCCATAACTCACCTCTGCGTCTGAGGTTATCTCAAACTTGAATCGTTTGGTAAGGGTGTCGCTGACCTTATCCTCAAATACTCCAGAAATATTTTCGCCTTCAATATAGGCTTCAGGGATTGCGGTAATCCCATCTGTGTATTGCTCTTCTAATACTGCCTTGATATCAAGGAGGGATTGCCCGTCAGTTATGCGAGACTTGCCTTTTTCAATAAAATCAACAAGCGCATAGACGTAAAAGCCTATCCGCCTATAATCAATATCACTAAGCTGTGGCATTTTCGCTATAGGATTCCCATTGGGAAGAATGAAAGCAAACCCTATGGCTACACTTCGCACCCTTACTTACCCTTTAGCTGTAAAAAATGGCTCGCTGGCTTTGAGCGAGGATTACAGCACCATTCGCGATGCAATTTTCTCGGTTCTTGAGACTCGTCCTGGGGAAAGAATTATGCGATCGCGATTCGGTTCGCCCGACTTTATTTTTGATGCCGTCGCACATCCTCAAGCAGTACTATCGCGAATACAAACTGCACTGGAAGAACAAATCGCAGATGTGACTTTTGAAGTGACAGGTTCGATTGACGATGATGGCGCTTTCTCAGTCAGGATAGAGTGGGAAGTTGAAGGCAATTTACAAGCACCTATTGAGTTTGTCTTGGAGAATTAAGTGGTAGAGAAAATATATGCGCTTCTCGGTTGAGTCGCGTTTTCTCTTTGACAACTATCCAATGCTTTCTGTTTTCCTCAACCATAAAAAACGTAAAACCACCCCATGCAAAATACCCCTGCTTGCAAGGTGGTAGTCTCTTGTATTCTAGTATTCGCAGTACGATGTCTTTTGGCATGATTACTTTTCCAGATGCCATTTTTTCTAAAAAAGTATAAGCAGCAAGCCACTTAGCAAGTCTAGGCAAATTCTCATATTCATTAGTGACATACAACAAGTCGATCGTACTGATTGGGAAGCATTCAGTAGTTGTAGTAGCTCTGACTTCCTCTAGCTGAGCAGAACAAACCAAATCGTTAGACTGAATATCAGATTTTTCATGAGTAACTGGATAATTTAACTGCTTGGCGTACTCATCCAAGGTGCCCAACTCAAATGCTTTAATAAATGTTTTTCGACCATCTCTGAAGCTAGATATCCCAGCATTTTCAAGAAACTTATTAAGAGTCGTGCGGCTTTTAATTCCGTACCGAAGCATGACCTCTTCTGTCGCAACTGGCTGCAAATCTAACGTATCCATTCATCCATCCATTCATCCATCTGTCTAGATGGTAACAGATAGCAATATTTTCAGTTGACCTGATTGCCAATTTAAGACTCATTAGTTTACTCGGATATGCGAGTATAACAATGCAACTAAAGTAGCATTTAAAACCAGAAATTATACTTTTTGATCGATAAGTATAGTTTGAGTGGCAAGGCTTTGGAGGATGTTAGGGACAATATGTCCCTAACATCCAAAAGACAGAGTGTCCACCGCGCTTTGCTTCTCCAAATGGTGAAGCAAAGCTATCAATTCAGACGCATTTGAGATTAAAGCGACGGGTAGGACTTGCACCTACATGCGGCTGGCGTGAAGCCACACCACGACTCTTGTCTTGGAGAGTCTGCAATCACTATTTCTGCCACCATCGCAGGCTCCCGGTTGCTATTCCACCCGGAGAAGTCACTGTAGATTTTCTATTTAGACTCTGATGGTCACAGCCAAAGAAGAGCATGTATATATTAGCACAGGGAAAATTAGAAGCAAAACCCTGTGGCAATCGGATTTACTCCGGATTTTGGCAACCTGTGGAAACCCTTGTCAAATAAAAGTTTTAAAGATTTTTATGCTTTATTTTTGAGCTTTTGGCAACCTGTGAAACGCACATCTAGCAAGGGGTTTGAATTTTGCGGAGAATTCCGCAAAATAGGCAAGCTACGATATAAAGTAGATAGAATTACCTTCTATGTCTTGTTGGTTCAACTCCCAGTTGAACCATATTGATCCATTTACCACAGGGAACCCTAGCCTAAAACCCTGTGGCAATCAGATTTACCCCACTTGAACCCGAACCCTTGTATCCTGCGGAACCTGCCGAGATTCTGGCTGCGATGCAGGACGCTTGCTACATCTCAAGCGATCGCAAACTTAACGACTTCTCGGCAGCAAGCCCCATAACTGCACTGTATGAGGGGCACTTATTCGCAATTCTCGAATTGCTTTACTACGCCAATAAGTTACCCAGTGCGATGGCTGTGGAATTCCTGAAAATAGTCGGGATTCAGCGCCGACTTGGGGCTGCGGCAAATGTTACGCTCACTTTTACCCTCAGCGCTCCACTAGGAACTCCCTTCTACCTCAGCGCAGGATACATGGTAAGTGACAGCACCAATACATATAACTTTTATACCGATGAGGATTTGGTAATCCCCCCCGGCGCTATCTCTGGGGATGTTGCGGCTACTGCCGAAAACCTTGGTACGGTGTACAACTTGCCTGCCTACAGCATTATTAACCTTTCGGAAACTCGCGCTTTCTTGGCTTCCGTGGTAAACATATCCTCTGCTACTGGAGGTCTGGACGAGGAAACTGAGCAGGATGCGAGAAGTCGAGGGTTTTTGGCACTGCGGAGAAGGGGATTGATTTCTGCTGATGACTACGAGCAGGAAACTGTAGCAATATTAGGGGCGGGTTCGGTCGCCAAAGCGATCGGGCAATTGGCAGCCGATCGCCTTACCTACGAAAAGGGTGCAGTGCATTTATTTTGCTTGAATCCTGACGGCTCGGTACTTGGCGACGGGCAGCGCAACGAACTACAAACAGCGCTGCGGGATAAATCCCCTATTGGTGTGGCGGTATACGCCAGCACTATTGATTTGGTGCTTTTAGACGTTTTCGTCATCGCCGCACTACTCCCTGGAAGCAATCCCGAAACAGTCGGACTGGAATTGCGATCGCAGCTTTCCGAGTATTTGGCTCCAGGTAAATTGCCACTGGGGGAAACAATCAAACTCAAAGAATTAGAATACGTGGCGAGAAATACTGGAATCGCCTATGTACAGAGCGTTTCCACTCATGTAGGGGAAGAGGTGAGCTATGCAGATATTCCACTACCAAATAAATTCTCAGCAGCAAAACTCGGCAACTTAACTGTGGAATTGCTGTTAGACGGGCAAGTCTTTAGATATAGCTGGGGTTAAAACATATATGGCAAGCGCATGGGAAACGGGGCGACCGATTTACTATAGACTACCGATCGCAGAGGGTAAGTATCAGGTTCACCCTGATGACACCGAGTTAGAACCAGTTAGCGACTGGTTAACGACACCATTGGACGCGAATTTAGTAGAAGTGCGGGCACTTTTAGATGAATTTTACAGCGATTACCTTGACCCACTCACAGCTAAAATTGAAAACCTAGATTGGTTGGCGCAACTGGTGGGATTTACTGGGGAGTATTGGGAGACCAACTGGACAGAAACCCAGAAACGCACACTCATCAAGGATTCGCTCACTTATATTTGGCAAAATAAAGGTACGCGATCGGTTTTGGAGTATCTGCTCGATTTGTTTGATATTGCCGGGAAAATTTACCAGCTTGGACAATTTTTAGCTGGCAGAAATGTGGCAGGAGATACGCTAGGCGGAGAGAATTTAGAATACTTTTTATTGCTGCCATTGCGATATTTACGCACTTCTTATCAATGGAGATTAGCTAATAAGATAAATCGACTGTATAGCCCTGTATTTGTAGATTCCAAGGTAATGTACAGCCAATTTTATGCTGGCTTTAGTTGCGCTGGTGAAGCAGTTTTTAATGCGAGCGTGGAGATTGAATAGCTTATAAGTCTGTCGGGAATTTTGAGCCTATGACCCAAATTGTAGGCAAGATTGTAGATTCCGCAGGCTTTCCTGTTACTGGCGAGTTGATTGTTACCCTCGATTCGCCACTCATCGACACGTCCACCAACCCGGACGAGCTTCATGTTTTATTGCCCCACACTTTTACCATTACTAGTGGGGTTTTAACTGGTGTTGACTTGGTCGAATCGCAGACTAGAAACATCACTTATCAATTTTCAGTAGTTGCGATCGCCTCCGAAGATGCTTATTACCTTTCGGATGGTACAGAATACGATGGACCAAGAATTCTGCATACCGACAGCAATTGGTACACTGGAACATTTTACGAAGCGGGGCAATCCCAGCGATTGGGAGTAGTATCGCTCGATATTCGCACACCAGTGTTGGAATTCCGGGCAGTAGTCCCCAACGTCGCCAGCGTGGAATTCGCCTCTCTAATCCCAACTGGAGTATCACGGGACACGTTACCGACGACTGTGCGGCAAGTAGCGGAACTCATAGCCAGCGACGCTGATTATGTGGAATCGCTGCGAGGTGGTCCACGATTTAAGGGTGAGTATAACGCCAGCACCTATTACCAGCGTGATGATGCGGTAACTTATGCAGGTAGCAGTTGGGTGTATATCAACGCTGACCCTGCCAACGGACAAACTCCATCGCTGATAAACACGGCATACTGGCAAATTTTGGCAGAGAAAGGGGAACCTGGAGGCACAGGCGGACAAGATACACCCTACGACGCAACTGGGTGGAATGGTGCGACATGGGCACCGACTGCAAACGCTGTGCGGGATGTGATTGAAACCTTGGCAAAACTGACGGACTTGACTGGATTTGCACCAATCAACAATCCTACTTTCACAGGCAACGTCAATCGCAGTACTATTCCTACATTTGGCGATCGCACTTCGCAGTTGGCAACAACGCAGTGGGTAGGGAACGAGTTTGCGACTTTGGCAAGCCCAACTTTTACAGGCAATCCCGCAGCGCCGACACAAGCTTTAAGCGATTACAGCAACAAGTTAGCAACCACAAAATTTGTCCAAGATTATTTTAATAATCAGGGTGGTAATAACCCGCTATTTATTGCCTATAAAACTAACGACCAATCGTTATCAAACGGCACAAATATTCTTAATTTTAATGCTGAACAAGTCGATACAAACGCAGCTTTTGTACCTAGCACGGCTACCTTTACCTCGCCAATCTCTGATTGGTACGAGTTCAGCGCTTCCGTATATTTAGAGCGAACGGCAGGCACACAAATAGATGCGGCAGCCGTTGATATTCATGTTTTTTCAGGGGCAACACTACTAGGAATTTACCGACTAGATGTAGCGGTAAATTACACGCAGCAATTTCTGCAAATGAAAGGCTCGTGCCCCATATTTATGATTGCAAGCTCAACTGCACAATTGCGATTTGATATCACTCTTTCTGGAGGTGCAACTGCACAAAACCGGAATACTTTTACTAATTATTTTGGATTAACTTATTTTTCAGCTAAGAAATTAATTTTTTAAATAAATGACTAAAACCACTTTTACCAACGGGACGGCCGTCACACCGGAATTCCTAAATGCCATCAATAATCCAGTATTTGATGACGCTGATTTCGACGGGCATTTTCCACGAATAACGGATGCTGACTTGTCAAGCTCCCCTGGCAACGTTAAGCCTGAATGGCAAGCGTTTCGCGATACCCTCAAGGTTTCCGCAGGCACGGGATTGAGTGCCTCATACTTGGGAGGCGCAATCATCCTTCCCAGTGGCGAAACAAGTACGATCGCACCTGCGACGGTATCGCTGACAAACAACGCGACAAATTACGTTTATGTGCGGAGTACGGGGGTTGTTGAAGTTGGGCTATTCCTGCCTTCCCGGTGTATTCCCCTGGCAAAAATTGTTACTGTCGCTGGGGCGATATCGGGCGCAGTAATTGATTTGCGCCCACGATTTGCAATCACTCCCCTCGCCAATGCCATCAAGGTATTCGGCGGCTCTGGGGATGAGGGAGACTACAACTTAGCATCCGGCAGCGCCACACTGGACAGAGGTTTTTACTATTACAGAAACTTCACCGTTGCCGCAGGTGCAACTCTAACAATTAGTCCCTTTGCGCGGATTTTCTGCTCAGGCACAGTCAGTATTGCCGGGACTGTAAATATCTCCCAATTCTCCAGTGGGGGAACGTCGTTTTCTACCCAAGTAATCGGGAATATCGGTGGCTTGCCTGGAAGTGGTCCCGGTGGTGGTAGTGGCTCATCTCCGACTGGTGGACAGGCTTACAACTACGCCGCAACTCCCTACGGTTCTGGCGGTGGTTCCGGCTTCCTGTCGATAACTAGCGGCTCGGGCGCGATCGCGCCTGGGGGACGTGGCAATGGTGGTATTTGGATTGAAGCGGCTGGAGCTGTATCTGTATCAGGGGCAATCAATGCCAGAGGGGAAAATGGTGGAGTTGGTTCTGTGTCTGGCGTTGGCTCGTCATCTGGTGGTGGTGGCGGCAGTGGCGGGCTTGTCTTGATCTCTTCGCTAACATCAATCACTCTTACAGGCGCTGCCAGCATTGATGTGCGCGGTGGTAACGGCGGTAACGGTGTCGGTAACGGCGACGGTGGCGGCGGTGGAGGTGGCGGGCAAGTAGTGCTGATTTCGCCAACTATCACCACTACTGCCACCATTCAGCTAACTGGGGGTAGCAAGGGGACTACAGCAGGCACGGGAAGTGTCGGCGGTGGCTCTGGCGGTGGTTTTGGTGGCGCTGGTGGTGGGCAAAGCGCTGGCAGCAATGGGCAGCTTATTACAAGAAATATTCTCCCGGTGGGTAACTAATTATGTATTACTGGATTAACGAAAATGGCAACATCGCAGGCTACTCAGATGCCTTCATGCCCGATGATTCACGCCCTCAAGGCTTCGACTTGGTAGAAGGACCCGACTTACCGATCGCGGATTTGTATTTTGATGGGGAAAATGTAGTCGAGAAACCAGAAAAACCAGGCGATCGCTTTTTCTGGAATGAGAAGACTAAGCAGTGGGAGGAAATACCCTCGGCAGAATTATTCCAGGGGTCTAATTGGGATAGATTATTGCTGTCGCTGCAATCTTCTCCCGAATGGGCAAAAGCTTACGCAGCGAGCGAGCGCACATTGAAGGCGAATAGTGCTTACACCACTTTGCTGGTTACTCTCACCAATATTCGCGATATCAGCACCCTGGAATGGGCGATCGCCAAACTCAGAGAAGCAATGACCGCAATATCTGGAATTGGCGATTTTACAGCAGAGGAAATCGAGGAAATTAATCTGAAATTGGCAGATGCTGGATTCTCTCTAGCTCTTGAATAGCCGCCCAAAATCCAAAGCGCGATCGCAATTGGGAAAACAGCAAACTATATTCTGAGGGGATAGCTTCAGCTAATATTTCGTCAATGATTTGTTTCTCCAATCTAATTTCCGCCATGCCCAAGTCAATATCCTTTTTCAGTTGTTTTGGGCTTTTGACGTTCTTTTTGTAGTCGGCAATTCGCTGTTTTTGCTGCCTGATTCGTTCCTGACAGAGGGCGATTTGCTCGCAGATTGGGAGGGTGTCCCAACGGATAAACCAGTCATCTCGGATGCATAAAGGTGGTGTAGTTGGGTGCAGTCCTGAGCGAACTCGCCATTTCCCATACCCTCGGTAGAATTCTGCCGGGGGTATGTGTTTCATGGACAAGAAGAAATCGCGATCGCGCTTATCTTGGCTGCCGTCTTGCCAAGTCACATGAACAACGTCGCCGACAATCTTCACCACTTGGCAGTATTGGGTGACTGGAGGGGAAACCGCAAAGTATGCTCCAGGTACAATATCTTTGTAAAATCGCTCAGACGAAATCAGCATTACTCCCCCTTAACGACTCGATTATTGACAACCTGATAGCCTGCCTTTTCCGCTTGTAGCCTCGCTTCGTGCATACAAGAGGGAATTCCGGTATCTAGTAGGTTATTCCAGTGAGCAACGTTTCTCTGTTGCCGCTCCTCTTCCCTTAATTTCTGCATTTCTTGAGCGGTTAATTTTTGGATTGCGTGCGATTCTTTGGTATATCGCGCGATCGCTTGAGATACCTGAACATGGGAGCTAAATTCGGTAGGCTGGGAGGAAGAAATCGGCGATTGTTTTTTCTGCCGTTCTCTTTCCTCATACAGATTTTTATAAAAATCAATATCCTCTTGTTTCGGCTTATTTAGATACGCTTGCGGGTTGTCCGCACCTTCGGGGACTAAATCCATTTGCTCCTTCTCCCACTGCTGATTTTGAAATGCGATCGCTTCCCAGTCGATTTCTCTCTCTGCTTCTAATCGTCGGGGTTCTTGCTGTGGCGCTGGGGCGATAATTTCTTGTGGCTTGGTTTGTTCCAGCCATTCCTTGTAGCGTTGCACTTCCCCGGTATTGGGCGCGGTAGGTGCTTGGGGATTTGATTTAAAGGCTCCCTGGTGGCGATATAGCTCGGCTTTCTCCTCCTCGCTAACCTTCACTTCATTTTGCTCCCTAAGCGCCATATTCGCCAATTTCACGGCTGTTGATTCTTGGTATTCTTGCCAATCGTTGGCAAGGCGTACTGGCTCATTTCTGTAAGAAGCTCGCACATTTTTACGAGCCTCGTGAATATCAAGTCCCCATCCTTTTTGGAGCCACCGTTTCGCGTGCCAGTCAATGAAAGCATTGTCTAACTTGCCATCAACTTTCCACGGTCCATCGGGAATCCAATCCCATATCACGTCTGAAGGTTTGCGACTTTGCCCAAAAAATGGGTCAACTGCACGCGGCGGAACAATGACCTCAACATTGGATTTCTTGGGTTGCTCGACAGTCCTTTTTTCTTTAACAGGCGTAGTCGAGTTGTCTTTGTCTGCGACTTTCTCAATTGGGATTGCGGGTTTGGGTGTGTAATCTTCAATCTTTATTTCCATCTCTTCAACTTTCATTTTTTCTGCCTCTTTATTAAAAAAAATATTTGAAGATAAATTCTCTGAAGAGTAGTCTTTGATATGATTTGCTCGACTTGAACAAGTGGAAGTATCCAAGTTGGACATATGCATTTGCTGATTTGAACAAATGCTTAACCACAGGCTTTCTAGCGCCTCAAAGTTAATTGTGAACCAGTTTGCCTGATACCAAGTTTCCTTACTGTGTTTCTTAACTTCAATCAAGCCGAACTTATCCTTGAGATTTGCGATCGCTCTTCTGATTGAAGACAAACTCAAAAAAGGAAGTGTCTCTCTCCAGCTTTCAAGAGTTTTCCAGAACCATTTCTTCCCATCGTCTTTGATGTGCTTTGATATCCCGCAAAAATAGTGTATTTGCTGCAAAATCGTGGCTTCTTTCCAGCCAATCTCAGCAGCCAGCAGTGGAGGGATGAGCAGAGGGGTTTCTGGAGTTATGATTTTGCTACTCATGTCTCCATCCCTTTTGTTCGGGTTTCTGTGTTAAAATTGTTCATGCAATATCTTCTTCTCGCTTTACTTTTTCGTGGGGCGGGAATCTTTTTTTGTGCAGATTCCCGCATAGATTTAGTCACTTTTTCTTGGTAATAATGTCCAGCTAGATGCTGGACGAAACAATCCCAATCGATACCGCAGCGCGATCGGTTCGCCTCCCATGAAATGCTCGATTTCGCTTGCTTGTACCAACTTTTCAAGCTCTGTAAATAACTCTGAATATCCACATCCGCAGATATCCTTCAATTCGCCTGCCGTGCGATCGCTTGTTTTTAGGGCTGCTAAAATTTTGTCTTTCATTACTCGATATCCTCTGGAGATAAGCTGCAAACTTCGCATCCTGTTTCCCAGTCCCAGCCATTCGTTTGGCAGTTAGGGCATGGAGTTGCGGATTTTAAAACTTCTTCGGGGAAAACAGTTCCAGTTCCTTCAAGTTGATAGAGATATGTTTGTTCTCCTCTCTTGCTGACTGTCCCCTTGATTGATCGATTTTTGTTACCAACTATTGATATTTCAATCTTTACTGGGGTTGCCGTAGCTCGTACACAAGAGACAATCTGGACAACTTCTCCAGTTTTTGGATGGTAAACCCAGTCCTTACGTTTGAATTTCATTTTGTCGAAGGTCTAAAGGTAAGATTGATTCGTTCGCCGCACCATCCCCGTGTGACTTTGGGGACGCGGTGAACATGGGTTGATTGCATTCCGGGATGCATTATCAGCAGCGAGCCATGCTCAAGCCAGATTTGCTGAATTTTTGCGTCCTTCTGATTCGATTTGATTTGAAATAATCGCATTTGCCCCAAGCTCAAAGATGCGATCGCGGGATTTTCTCCCATGCTCAAATCCTTGTCGGCGTGCCAGCCAATTGAGTCATTGCCGTCACGGTACAAGTTACCAATGCAGCAATGGAAACTGTAGCCCGTACGCTCAACTATTTCAGAAGCCAGGTTGTAAAGTTCTGCCGTCCATCGGTTGCTTTGTAAGGTTATGCCTGAATACTCATAGCCTTTTCCGCCATACATACATTCCAATCGCGGATTAGGAACCGCAAAGCGGCTGGAGCGGTTTTGCTCCCACTTGAGGGTTTTGCAATATTCGTACAGTTTGTCCGCCTTATCCCTGGGCAGAAAATCAGAAATATAGCTCCAAGGATTTGCAGCAGCTTCTGAAAATAAAGATAGTTGCAGCATCAATCTCCCTCCGCAAAATAGTAGAATTCTCCGCTCTTGGAAACTTTTCCTTCCTCAATCAACTTCTCTAAAATATTTCGGGCTGTACGCTGCCCCTGTTCAACGCGATCACATATCTCTTCCAAAACAAGCCCACGGCGAGCAACCCGAAGCACATCTAAGATGCTCTGTGCTTCCAAGCAGGGATAGGAAGCATAGAAGGATAAATAATCTTTCACGCTACTTTGCTCCAATTTTTTGATAAAGCGTTGTCCAAGGCTTCAATTTGCTCGCGACTCATATCAGGAAGCGCCAGCGCTAGAGCGTAAGAAATTTGCTCTGGCTTCAAGTTCAAGAGCGCGATCGCAATATCTGCCGGGGAATATAGCCCGGTGTGACTGGCAGGCACAGCGCTGATTTCTTTGGGATTGAATCCCTCATTGCGCTGTTTGTCGGGGAGAATTTGCTTGCCGTTTTTCAGTCCCAGTTCTTTAGCTTTTTGAGCAATTTCACCCTCGGCAGAATTCTGCACAGGGTTCTCTTCAGCAATTGGCGCAAGTTCATAAATTGGCAGATTGTGCCGTGAATTCAAACTTTCACCTTCTAGCCACACCAGACAATAGCTGCCAGATATACCGCGAATCTCACCGCGTTTGCCGTCATGAGCGCCACGAATAATGCGGACTTTCTCAAATATTTCTGGCTTCCAAGCTTTTTGTTTGGGTGATTTCGGCGATTTGCTTGGTGCAATTGCTTTGTGCGCTGCATCTACTGATTTGTTCAGTTTTTGACGTACTTCCTCTGCCTCTGTCGCTGGCAGGGTGGGTAATTCCTGTATTACCTTCACCGCGTTCGCAGCTGTAAATCCAGACCAACCCACAAGCTTGCCGACCTCATCGCGGGTGCGTGTATTCTGCCCGTCTGCCTTGCCAGCTTTGATGCGCTGCTGGTTTTTCTCTTCAATAATCTCCCACCATGCAGCTGCACGTCGAGCCTTCTGCTCGTTGGTTTCCTCGCGGGTTGTGTTTGAGGAAAGGAATGCTTCATCCTCTTCCTGTTGGTTCGCATACTCCGCAATGTAAGCCCGAATCGTCAACATGCCCAAGGCTATAGCAGATTTTGTGCGGGTATGCCCTTTGATAATTCTGTAAAATCCTGGGTTTTCGCGATCGCAAACCACTGTAATCGGCTCAATGTCTCCAGTTTCCGCGATCGCTTGGAAAACTTTGCTTTCTTTGATATCTCCCTCATCGCCATATATCTGCTTCTGTAGGGGATGCGGGTTTAACTTTGATACTTCAATCTCGATAAAATTGGAGCTATTTTTGATACCTTGCCCTGGTTTTATACGAGCCAGGATAAATTTTTGACTGGTATCTATAGCCGCTCGAAGTTCATTGATACCTTCAACCAAAGTATTATCCGCAGTGATAATTATGTCGGGTATCGCCCCTCTTTTTTTGAGGATTTCTGTATACTTTTCTACTTCCTTCTGATCGACTTCTATGCCTTGAGGAATATATATTTCAGATGGCGCAATTTTGCGAAAATCAAGTCTATCTTTTGCTTGATTTTTATCAAGTGTTTGTGTCATTATAATGTCCTGTCTGGTGTCCTATGTGATGCCCGATCAACGTCCTATTTTTAGTCCTAGGATTAATCTTTATTGAGATAGCTGCCGTGTCGGGTGGCTATTTCTTTTGGTAGATACTCAGGCCACTCTCAGCTTGGGTGGTCTGCCTCGACCATGAGGCGAAATGCGCTTGTAAGCAGGCTTGATAAACTGTTCGGCGCATTTAGCCGGGTTGATTCTGTAAGTCGGGCGTGATGAGCCAGGTAAGCGACAATCCACAAAATCAATCTCCTGGCGATAAAAGTTTTTCCTAATGGCGTAACGCACTTGTTCAGCATTTTTGTAGCCGAGTGATTCCATAAACGGCATCGCGTCACTGATGTCAAGAAATTTGTTGGGAAGATTCTCCATATAGTGTGTATGTATTTGATTTATGTTAATATTATCATACACACGAAGAATTACTCTTTCGTAGTGGATGATTTAATTGATAAAATTATCTTTAATTCATACACATGAAAAAATATGACGCAAAAACGGGAATCCAGAGGACGCAAACCTTACTACGAAGGGGGGATCAAAAAAAGGGTAAACATAACGATTACGGAGACTGCGGAAGAGAACCTGGACAGCAAGGCTGCGGAGATGAGCTTGACGAGGAGCGAGCTTATCGAGCGGATGGCGAGGTTCTTAGTACCCAATATCACAGAGGCTCAGATACTGGGGGAGTCGCTGGCGAGTTAATCGCCGAGTCCCTGGAAGAAATATCAGAAAATGAAGAAATGATTGCAAGGTTGCAAGCGAAAAATGCAAAGCTCAAAGATAGAGTTTCCCGCTTGCAAGAAATTTCTAAAAAATTAACAGATGTGTGATTAGCCCAAGGTTTACCTTGGGTTTTTTGTCTGCTTACTTTTTTCGTTTACGTGGTTGATAGGTTTTCCCTCCTGATTCGGTATTGACAAGTGATTCGCAAGCATCTCCATCGCCGTCATTGTCAAGTTGTGGATTTGTTGGTAACGCTGCTTGTGCCTCCTCAAAAGTGCTAAAATCAGCACACTTCATCCCACTGGGATAAGTTTTTATGTTTGGTGTTGTGTCTGTGTCCTCTGGTTCTATTTCAGGTTCTGCTTTGTATTGCACTGGGGTTAGTGCAAGCGTTTCTTTCAATTCTTTAGAAACCTCTTTTGACTCTTGTTTGTGTTTGGTAGTAACTCCCCAACTGTTGGTGTTCTCAGATGCGATCGCAGTACCATCGTGAGTTTCCGTTTTAGTTTCAATTTGCTTTGACAAAATACCGTCAATATCTGTGTCAGTTTGAGTTTTGGTTTCGATAAAACCGTAGGAGACTGTCTTTTTTACAGACTTGGTAACGGTTTTTATTTTGCCGTCAGGTTGTTGGAACTTGCGGGTTTCGGTGCGCTCAACGCGATAACCTTGGTTGTCATCTTCCTCAAATCGTTGCTCCTTGATTTCGGGTTCATTAATTTCTATCTCAGTTTTTGGTTTTACCTCCTTTGACTCAGGAACTTGAACATTTGGTACTGCTTGCGATACCTCTTCTGGGGGTAGCTGAGGCGATCGCACTAAAGCCAATAAGAAAGTTATTGAGCCAAATGCGATCGCGATTTTGAGTAAAGTATTTTTTGTTTTTTGCATGGTGCTGTACAACGACGACACCACGGTTTTAACTGACCCTCGGCAGAATTCTGCATAGGGTTAATACTGATTGTATAGTAGTGCATTGCATTATTATTTGCAATGCAAAAATTAGAAAAGCAGATAAAAATCAACCCGCCCTGTCTTGTGATGAGGGCGGGTCTTCTTTGAGCATTGCCAAAATGCGATCGCGTTGTTGCCTGAGACTTTGGTTCTCTCGTCCCAGGCTAGCTATTTTTTTATCAGTGACTGACGCTCCTTTTCGGCGTTAGTTATCCATTCATCGTGTTTGATGAGCATCTCGCGTATCTGTTTTAGTTCTTCACCTTCCCCTTTGTTTTCAGAGGTATTTTCTAGTCCCAGCGCGGAAGCAAGCAACTCATTAATAATTTGCGCTTTTGTCTTGTTTGTTTTATCAGAAAGACGTTTTACCGCCTCCATGATTTCTGGCGTAGTCCTAAAAGTCATTTGCTCAGTTAATTTCATAGCTTGCATTGCATTGCTTTTTCTGGATTGTAGCGCCATAAAAGGAATTCTAGCAATAATGTAATGCAACTCTTGACTTTTGCACTGCAATTGCATACATTAGGTTTAAGGGCAAAGCCCAACAAAAACCCCGGCTGCCACCGGGGAACGAATTAACAAAAAGTATTGGACTCATTTTAACCATGAAAACATACTCTCGCACCGAACTCGAATCTAAAAAACTTTCTGAACTAAAAGAAATAGCTGAAGGCTTGCGATTGACTCTCCCCTCTGATTGTGACAAGCGAATCAAAGCGAATTGGGTAGCAGAAATTCTCGCAGCCCAGCCTCAAAAAGTCAGCGATGATGTTGCGGCTAGCCCTAGTGAGTACACCATTGAACCAGTTGGAAAAACTAACACTCAAATCGCCTATGTTGTTCGCAAATCCGGGCAAAGAATTGGACTGATTTTTCAACTATATGACAACTGGCAGTGTGGAGATGGTAAATACTACGCCAATTCTGAAGATGCGATCGCGGGACTTGAGCGGCTAACTTCTAACCCATCCGAAGGCATTGAAGTGCTTCGAGTTTCTGAGGGCAAATACACCTCTCTTGATGGAGAAGCTGAAATCATCCAAAGCGGTGAGATTGCAGTTAGTGCTAGACAAGTTTTGAAGCTTTGGAAAAAACCAGGGAATCGATTTTACTACCGCACTCTTCAGGATGCCATTAAAGAGGTTGACCCAGTGGCGGTGCAAGCACGGTATATACTGCCTGGTGATGAAATCTTTATTGTTGATGCAAAAAAGCGAGTCAAAACTTTAGCGCGATCGCACAAGCAGGGAATTCAATGTCTTGCAATCATCTGCGAGGACGGCTCGGAATTAAAACGCTTCTTCTACGAACTCGTGCAGATTGCTCAAGCAATGAAGGCGGTTGCAGCATGTTAAAGAAAATTACAATCGCGATCGCATTAGCGTTACTGCTCACTCCATCCATAGCGATCGCATCCGACGAATGTAAACCGCCAAAAAATTGCAAACCAGGTGAATTTTGCCCCCAGGATTGTGGGGGGCCACATAGCGAGATCAGTACGGGAACTAGAGTATTTTAAGGAGAAAGCAAAATGAATTATTACGATTTAGGGAAAGGAAAATCGATCGCAATTAAGTTAAGCCTTGAAGATATTAAAAAGGTTTACCCAAATGCAGTGCCAATGGATTCTCAAGAGTTTTTGAGACTTAAGTTAACTGCTCAAAGATAGAATTTTAATCGCTGGAGTATTCCGGCGATTAGTCAGCTAAAATAAAGGATTTTATGAAAGAAGCGTTCCCAGAAAAGTTTGAGATTAAAGGAAAGCAAGAGAAGGAGTTAACGCTAGAAATTACAAAAATAATCGCCTCTTCTCAAGGCATCGCGTTTGACGAAAAAATGATTGAAGCGATGATTACTTCATCAAAAAAACTGCCACAATCGCGATTAACTCTATGTATAAGTACTGCATATAAAATTCTAGACAAAGTTGAGGAGATATTGAATGCAGACTCCACTCTTGAATAGTGCGATCGCAAAAGCCAAATTAGAATTTCCGGCTATTTTGGCAAATCGTACGGTAAAAATCCCCACTAAATCTGGAAAGCAAATTGAGTTTACTTACGCTGAACTCGAGGAAATTGTGGAAGCTGTAACACCCGCTTTAAGCACGAATGGGCTTTGCCTTACTTCTCAGATCAAATACTTGGAAAATGGCAAGCTTGTGCTTGCAACTTCTCTACGCCATGAATCAGGCGAATTTATCGAATCATGCTACCCTCTTCCCGATATCGTTGGCGACCCCAAAGAATTGGGAAGTCAAATCAGTTATGGTAGGAGATATAACTCAATTTGCTTGCTGGAAATTACAACAATTGAACCCAGTAACCCACAACAATGGGATGAGAAAAAGCGCAAACTGGCTGTAGATTTCCAAAAGGAAGTAAAAAAAGTTGGCTTGAATGAGGCTTCAGAAAGTTCAGAGTTAAAAGTAGCAACCTCGCCCAACCAATCGCGATATCCCCAAAGCGATCGCGTGAAGGCAATCTGCGGACTGCTTGACTATCCCCAAGAATTGGCGCGGGAATGGCTCAATAATTCAGGTAGGAAGCAATTCGACGAATTCCCGCTAGAGCAAATAGATGCATACGTCGCCGAACTATGTAAAATTTGGGCGGTACGCGCTGGCATGAATGAATTTCACGCTCGCAATAGTTACAAGAAGCGTGTACTGGGCGATGTGATGGATGGGAAAGGCGAATTACATGCGATTCGCCTTTGGATGCAGCATGTGGCGCAATCTGTTATTGATAGTAAAGCGGAGGCGAAAAGTGTGTGAAGAAGAATTTTTAGAAAAAGCGCTGACTGCTATTCAAAAGTGGAAGGAAGGCGAAATAGATAGCCCCTTCTTTCTGTTAGTTAGAGAGCGTGAAAGCAGGCTATTTGAATGCGAAATAGAGGTTATACACCCGTTGATTGTAGGGAAATTAATCTCTACTACAAAAGACAACAAGTGTGTTTACCGTTTTGATGCTTTAGTTGTTAAAGAAATCCTTTCAAACGAATCATGAGAATAGGCGATCGCGTTTGCAAAATAGTGGGGCAGTTAAGAGTTGGAAGTATCGGAGAGATAACCGGAGAATTGCCCCTATCTGACGGGACAAAAATGTTTAATGTCAAATATCCAGAATGGTCAACTCCAGTTTTGGAAATGGCTTCTAGTCTTAAAGTGGAAGAATGCGAAGTAGAGTGTGAAGCGCCAGTACAATTATCTTTGTTTTAACTATGAAACTATTACTTCTCGACAAAGACGGAACCTTAACAATCCCCCACTCAGGAAAAGCTTTCCCTGAAGAAGCGTGGGATCAATCCCCGATTTTGGGCGTAAAAGAGGCGATTGGAAGATATAGGGCTAAAGGTTTTATGCCAATTATCATCAGCAATCAGGGCGGTGTAGAGCGTGGCTATAAATCCTTGGAGGAATGCAAGGCTGAGATGCGCTATGCAATGCTTCTTTTCCCAGAAATAAAAGAAGCTTTCTTTTGCCCTAATTTTGCTGGCTCGGATTGCTGGCGCATTTGGGGGAAAGGAAGTGATTATGAAATTTTATATAATGCCGATTCCTGGACTGTGCAGCAGCTTGATATTATCAATCAATTTCGCAAGCCATACCCCGGAATGCTCAAATTAGCTTGCGATGTTCATGGCGCTGACGAAGCAATTTTTGTAGGCGATCGCAAAGAAGATGAACAAGCTGCATCTGCGGCTGGGATTGATTTTCTCTGGGCTGATGATTGGGTAAAAAGTTAATATGCCGATGCCGTTTTTATCAGGACGTATTCCTCAACGGCTTTTTGATGCTGTTGAGGCTCGCGCACAAACTGATGGCAAAACCCGAACCCAGATAATGGTTGAAGCGATATCTGCTTACCTAAATATTCCATATATTCCAGAACCTCAAAAACCTACAATCGAAGAGTTAGCGCAAAGACTTGCCGAACTAGAAAAAACTGTGCAAGAAATGAAGGCAGAAAAGAAATCCCCTCCACCTCTCAAAGATTTTTTCGCAGATAGTTATGACAGGCACTATGGAAATAAAAAATGAAGAATTCTGGCTTAAACAAGGCGATCGCGTGCAGCATAAAAAAGACCCTGGCGTGGAGGGAACTGTGGTGCATATTGATGGAAATTTAATTGAGGCGTATGGGGTAACAACTTGTCTTGTTCGCTGGGATGATTGCCCTACCCCAGCGATTCAATGGACAACCAGTCTTTTTCTTTCTGACAAGGGGAATAACAAATGAAAATCGAAAAAATTATGGCAAGTGATTTAAAAGAGGGCGATGTAATTGTAAATATAGGGAAAATTACGAAAATCCTTGCCAAAAATAAGGTGGTCACAGTGCTTGTGGGGGAAAAGCGAGGATATTTTTCAGCGCTTGATTATGTACAAATTGAAAAAAATTAATAAACGTCGCGTTGAACCATCTCTTTAAACACCCGCTCATTTTCCGATTCCCCAATCCAGCGATTATAGGTATCCCAGTGTACCGATGGCTTATGACCCATCCATGATGCCATTGTCACGACTGGGATTTTATATTGCACACTCCCACGAATTGCATAGGCATGGCGCAAATCGTAGGGAGTAAAAGGTATACTATGTCTGTAAAAATACTGGTTCACTCTTTGCCCATAGTCGCGGTAGGTTTGCCCCGATACTACAGGTTTTTTCTTTCGCCACACCTCCCAATTAATAGCCCATTCTGGGTGTAGAGGATAGGCGATTCGCGCTTCTGTTTTCCCTTCCAAGATGCGGCACGTATGGGGAGGTTTCTTCGATATCTCGCAGAAAAAAACCTCATGATTTCGCAACCCGTAGGTTGCCATCACCGTATACACCCACTGCCAAGCTTCATTTTCAAAGCGTAATCTACACTCTTGGATTAATTCTTCGGAAGGGATTTCTCTGGTTTGCAGTTTGTATTCTCCTTTATATGGAGATAAATCCACTTCCAAACCTGCAAACTCAGCGATTTTCCCCAGCTTTTCCACAGCCTTGCGGCGAGTGCGGGTGTTATTTGGTGTTCCCTCAACTGCTGCAATTATTGATTCTGCCGATACTTCTCCCTGGAGCGATCGCATGAGGGGAACATAATCGCTGCTCCAAGTCAGTCGCGATTGGGGAGAATCGCCCCGGCGGCGAAAATATTCTCGCTCAAACTTTGATTTAATCAGTTCCCAGTTTTGCGATTCTGGCTTGGGAGCCTCGGCAAACCTCCCCCAATCAAATCTGCCAGTGAGCTTCCAAGTTGCCATCTCTATTTGTAGTTCCAGTGCTTTGGCTCTTGCGACTTCTAAATGTTCGGGAGTATCGTAAAGCCCCAAAGCTATATATTGCTGTCTTGGTTTCCCTTCCCCGTCGCGCGGTGGCAGTGTCGCCCGCAAGCTCAATCCCCCACGATTGCCTCGCCGCTCGATTTTTACTTTTTTAAGTTCTAAGTTAATGCCTTCTACGGTCAATCTCTTGGGCAT